AACGTCCATTGTATAATACAATTTAGAGCTTGGCATCACCGAGTATAATAACATTTGAATAGGGTATTGAGCAGCAGTTGATATTGGATTACTAATAGTCAGATTTTCTAATCTAATTTGGAAATCATGGGACGCGTCATCTAAATTAGGTACCATTGAATATAGACCCAACGAATTAGTGTAATATGTTCCCTTTATGCTGAATGTAGTTTCCGGTGAAGCTGGTGTAAATCTAACTGAATAATTAGTTGCGCTCCATTGAGATGCATTCTTTCCACCGACTGGAACAACCGTTGACGAAGAAGTTGATATTAGACCGGCGGTCGCGTTATTACTACCACATAAAGGTTTTGAGGCATAATTTATATCTATTAAATTCGACGTTTCATATAGAATGAACTGAAATGTGTGTAGATTTGTTCTACACCCATAATGCGGAACTGCATTAAAAGAGACAGTCAACGATCTATTGGGCGATGTTCCTGATGTTACGTATCTGATGTTAGCTGATCCAGGAAATAAGTCCTCCCAATCCGCTAAAATTGCGTTTAATGGAGACCCTGCATTTGGAATAAAGGCTGCAGTATATCCAGTTGTTTGGCCCGAGCTAAACCCGATCCATCCATTTGATCCAACGTAAAATTGAGTATACGTATTTCCAAAGTAGGTAAAACTAAATCCTATATTAAATGGTCCATGTGTAGCATCGTCCGATGATGGAATTACGGTACCGGTTGTATAACTAGGAGAAGTCGGATAAGTAGGAAAAGTTACTTCATATTGAACAATCCTTTTGCCGTATAGCAAGACTGGTATATTTTGTAAGCCTTGACCATTAGCTCCATAAACATATCCTGAATAAGTAAATGGTTGAGCATACACCGACCCTATAATCAATGTAGCAATTAGTGTGATGATAAACTTTCTCATAATAGCATGCGAGTTCCCAGCATGATGGTATAGTTTAATGTGGATTCATTAATCGCCCAAGCTCCACCGGCGTTTATGTTAAGCTTAAATCGTTTAGTTATCCCGATATTAGTTCCCATAATAGGTAAAACCACATGTGGTGATTTTAATAGAACATCATTATAGTAACTAACGTATGGGGCATACACGTACAAACATAACATTTTTACTGAAATTCTCTTAGAGATTTTCCAGTCATACATTCCTCCAGCAATAGCAGCAGTTCCTATAAAAGCAGTCCCTGATACTTGGCCGACTGAACCGGTTAGCATATAAAGAGCTTTTAGGTTTTTCGGCTTATTTAGAGTCCACATTTGACCTACTGCTAATGTTCCATAGACAGTCATTTGTCTTTCAAAACCAATAGTAAGCGATGTAGAGATTAAATCTATTCTTCGCTTATTCATGAATGCATAAAAGCCTGTAATATTTGGACCCTTTATAGCAGTCGTATAGTCTGCACTAATTCCGTGAGATCTCTTTCCGTCCCATCTCATTGATGAGTAACCTCCAGTGACCTTTCCTCCAACTGTAACATCTGAATTTTTAAAATTGAATCCAACGAAATCGCTGCTTGCTAAAATACTAGGTCGATTCCCATTTTTATTAGAGGCACCGGCTGCTCCTCCACCTGCGGAAGTTGATTCCTGTACTGAACCAACTGATCCGCCAATTAAGTTAGTTTTTCCACCTGCTTCTGTTTCAGAAGTTGGCGTTGACTGATTATTTGAGCCGCTTGTTCCAGAGCCAGCGGTCGTTCCAGACCCGCCTCCATTAACATTGCCGCTATTTGAAGTTGATCCGCTAGCTTGAGATCCGGTAGTTCCGTTGCCGGTTGTTGATCCGCTTCCGGTAGTTGAGCCGGTCGTTGAACCGCTTCCGGTAGTTGAGCCGGTCGTTGAACCGCTTCCAGTGGTTGATCCACCTGCTTGAGACCCAGAGGTTCCATTGCCAGCTTGAGACCCAGCTGTTCCGTTACCGGCAGTTGATCCTGGTTCTCCAGATCCTCCGCTGCTTGTCGAGCCAGTTTCGTTCGAACCTTGAGTCTGTGAGCCCTGTGTCGTAGAAGATCCACTACTGCTAGTAGAGCTCCCATTGTTACTAGTGGTCCCAGAGTTAGAGCTACCACCAGTACTTCCATTAGATTGTGCATTTGTTGAAGTACTATTTTCTGCAGGTTTATCCGCCCCGCCTTTATTTTTGGAGTTACCCTTTGACTTGGAGGAATTTTGTACACTAGAGACAGTTCCGCCAATCATATTACTTGATCCGCCAGCCATATCAGATAGAGCCGATAATGAGTTTACTATTCCTAGAAAACTAATTGCTGTATTTTGTGCTATATTAACTGAAGTAGGCATTCCTACTAAACTTGCACATGGGTTGTTATTACCAAAGGAAGAATAAACGCCTTGAGCCCATGTCTCAAAACCTCCATTGTAAAAATCCGTTGGTTGAAATGTATTTACTTGACCGTAATAGGTTACTGTTATTCCGTTTGATGGAACTTGTATTGTTTTGTTTATTCCAGTACATGGATCAGTGTAATTGTAGGAAAAGGTTTGAGCCATTCCCAATGACGATACTAAGATCCACGCAATAAGCAGTATAATTTTTTTAACATACATTTGCGTTTCATATTTTAATTTTTGAAGATATTCTTCTTAATCATTCTCACCACTATCCTAGACGATGCTGTCTCTAACGCCTTTTTAGTTGTAATACCAATGGTAGATTGGTTAAATTTAATTTCACTATCGTCCACTCCATCTAAAATAGAAACGGTTTTAATAGTGGAAGCTTCGCCTAATCCTGAACCAACTAGAACTTCTCCAGTCTCAGCATCAACGAATTTTACCTGTAAACCCAGTCGAGTTGTTTGAGTTGTTTTAGACTCGCCGTTTATTCTAACGACTTCATCTTCTGATACAGAGAAATCGTAAACTTCAATATAGACAAAGTATTTTGCTAACTTGATTTTACCACGGCCGTCTAGTTTATTCTCAGTGAATCCTTTATCAGACGCTTTAAATTGACTAATCATTCTCTCTTTAATTTCAAGTTTGTCTTCAGTAAATACAAAACGGTTTGTGTATTCCAAATATTCCAATACAATATTTGTTACACCAAGACCAACCCGTTTATCCTTTAACTCAGGATACATTTCGTAAAGCTCCTCATTAATTCCAATCTTTAATAATTGAATAGGAATTTTAATTGTGTCAGTATATTCCGGAACAGAGTCAATTGACATCTTCTTTTCAAAAGAAGCTCGGTACTGCTCAGTCTTGATTGAACCAGGCTGAGCAATACATAAGCTTACTGAGAAAAGCATTATTAAGATAAGTGCTAATCTCTTCATGATTATTCGGTTACGTTATTTGAAGTAGTATTAGAAAGAGATACTCCATCTTCTTCGTCAACCTTTTGAATTAACATTTTATCACGATCTTCTGAATTGAACCAGTAGTCAACTACTTTATTTAGGTTACCAACAAAGGCTCCCAATAAAAGAAGTAGTAATTCTTTCCAATCTTCTGCGATTGTTACTCCAAAAAATACAGCTGAATTAATTCCAGCAATAATAAAGAAGAAAAGAAATAGAACGATTCCTGTAATTTTCCAACGGTTTGACTGCATTTGTTGTAGCATGTAGTAGAAGCGATTCTTGTCTTCAACCTTTACGTATGCAGATTCACCGATTAATAATTTTTTCAAATTAGACATTGTAGTAGTAGTTTATTTTTAGTTCTGAAAATAAAAAGGCGGACGTTAATCCGCCTTCTGATTACCAAGGAGCGTCTTCAGACTCGCTCTTCTTCTTTTCCGCTGGTTTTTCAGCTGGAGCTTTCTCAACAACTCTCTCACGGATTACTGTGTTAGTTCCGCCTGATTGTTTTTGTTGATTTGTATTATTGTTTTCAAGATTAACGTTGATAACTGGTTGAGCTGCTGGTGCAACCTGTTCAGTTTTCGTTTCTTCTTTTTCATGGTCACCTCCGTTAAATAGAGTAGTTGTAAGCCATGTACCTCCAGCTAAAACTGCCGTAGAGATCGTACCGATCAGGGTCTTCTTAAGACCTGACCATGTTCCATCATTTGTTTCTGCTGCGTTTGTTTCCTCAGACATTGTTTGTTTATTTTTTTATGATTTTAGTAGAGTTAATTTGATCAACTGCCTGTAAAGAAGCAACGTATAATCCGCTAGTTAACTGATTAATATTGGAAGAGTATACGTATTTTCCAGCTGGCATGTCTTGATCAAGTATAACAAATTGTTCTGATCCGTTTAGGTCAACGATTACTAACTTAACCATTCCGCTATTCTTAACTGAGAAGTCAAAGCTTATCTCTCCAGTAGTTGGATTGGGAAATGCGGTAATTTCAAAGTTATCCAATTGACCAGAAGGTCCAGCCATTTTAGCAACGATTAAGATGCCGTTTGCTGCGGTGATTGATAAATCCCTAGATTGATTGTCTCCTGAGAATTTTCTAGAAGTATACAAAGGCGATGCCTCCCAATCAATTTGAGGTTTAAGTGCGATAAATCTCAATTTAAAAACTTCATAATTATCTGGAATCATGTAGCTTTTGTTAGCTGATGGATCGTAACCGGCCCATTCGATAATTCCGCCAGTTGGATTGAATGAAGACATCCACTGCATTGATTTAGCAGAGTTAGTAATGTCTTTAAATTCCAATAAGGTCTGATCGTATAACATTGCTAATTGAAGAGACGAAATATCCTTTCCTCCAGTTTTAACAGTAACCGGTATTTCTACTAGATTTCCTGAATTTACAGAAAGATTAGGAAGATTAACTTCAATTGAGCTCGTTGGAAAATCGTATTCAACTGTCATATCAATTACGTTTTCAGTTTGAGCTGGGGTTCCAGCCGGTGGATTGATCATTACTTCAATTGGCGTTAAACGAGCCATGTTGTAACCCGTACCGTTTGCATCTCCTGGAACAAGTACGTAATATTGAACTGAATCAGGTTGTCCTGGTAAAATGTCGTAGTAGAAGTTTGTTACTCCAGCATAAGTTGAAGTATAGTTAGTCGATGGAGATCCTGTGATTGTTGTGTATTGGGCAGCAGTAAAGAACTTAACATCCTCAACGGCATTAGGCCATTCAGTGAATCTTCCAGCAATTCTACCAAATACTCCGTATGCATCAGTTATTGTTACGTTAGTTGAACCGTTAACATCTGCTGTATAGAAGTCGAATCCGGAAGGAGTCGCTGACCCTAACACCCATTGATTAATTAATTGAGCATCTGCTGTTGATATAACGTTTCCTACCGTCATCGTATCACCTTTAATTGCAAGGCGTACATCATAATAAGTAGTATCAATAATTTCGCTAAATGCAAAATTTCCACTTAGGTCAGTTACGTACGTATCATGAGTTCCCCAAGTACCTCCAGCTTTTACCTTTTTCTCAAGAGCTAAAGTTAAGTTCTTTGCTCCAGTTCCAGTAACGTTTGTAAATTTACCATGGAAGTCTAAAGTAGGCTGTTCCCATACACCGCCGTAGCTATGCTTGCTTAGAGTAGTATCTAAACCTGTCTGAGATGCAGCGAGTGTAGTAAAAGAAGCTGCGCCACTAAACGTAAGAGCACTGATTGAGGGTAACGCATAAAACGATGCAGCTGCAACGTGAGTAAAGGTTATTTCAAAGGTTTCACCGTCCGCTAGAGTATAAGTACTGCTGTTTCCAGTATACACTAATGAAAGGGTTACGTAACCGGTAGCATTACTATCTACTGACTGTAAATATAAGTTAGTAGGCGATCCAACTAGCGCAACTGATGCACTAGCAAATGCATCCTTATCGTAAAATATTCGAGTTTGAATACCTGTGTATTTTGAGATAGTTGCATTCTTTAGCGTGATTCTGGCTTTGGACTGACCTAGCGTACTTGTACCAACTTGATATGTCGTATCAATGATTGTCCAAATTCCTGCGCCTGGGGCAGGAGGTCCACTTTGAGCATAAACTCCAGTAGAGAGTGCGCACGTGACTAGTGCGAATAGAATAAAGATTATTTTTTTCATCGAAGAACATTTGTTTTTTTATTTTAATAAAGCGTAATACTCGTTAAAGTGTTTAATACGGTCAGCCAAACCAATCGTTCCACCATTAACTCTCTTAGTTACCGCAGTTACAGCAGCAGTGTCTGCTCCTTTATCACAAATCGCCCATAAGCCATTAGACTGAAAAAAGAAAGCAGCCGATGCGAGTGGGTATTTTGTAGCGACTAGATCCGGATTAGCAACAGTATCCTCGCCGATAAATTTTGCAAAGTTTGTGTAATTCGATTTACCAGTCAATTGAATGTAACCGCGACCTCTGAATTTAAAACCTTCTTTCGAAGCTTCATCTCCATTACCCATTCTAGAAGCATACACTCTAGCAGCGATTTTTTCAGGTTGACGAGCATAAGACTCGTTTAAGTTACCAGGAAAATACTTTCCGAAGATCTTTTTAAGACCGTCAGCTGAATAGTTTAGATTCTCGTTAACTGCTTTGAATCCTCCACTTTCGTGTCCACATTGCGCAAGGAAGTGAGCTAATCTTAAAGGATTAGTGATTCCGAATTTTGCAGCTGTGTCAGGAATTTGAGCGATTACTGCTGCTGGTACATGTCCAGCTAGTTTTTCAAGTTTAAAACTTGATGGTGGGATTGGCGTAGCTGCTGGAGCTGCAACTGGAGCTGCACCAAACATCTTAGCCCAAGTAGCATCTCCGACGATACCGTCAGGAGTAAGCCCGTTTGCTTGCTGCCATGCTTTGACAGCGGTTTCTGTTCCAGGTCCGAAGCTTCCATCTGCGCCTACTCCTAGGAGTGCTTGCATTTTGGCAACCTCTGGGCCATTAGATCCATTCTTTAATAGCATTTGAAAAGGGTTTTTTGTTATTTATCAATTACTGACCTAAAAAAGAGTCATTAAAAAACCCCCAGTTTAAGCTGGGGGTTACTAGTAAACTCGTAAATTCTTAAACAATATCAGTTGATTCCAATAGAGTGTAAGTGAATGAATTTCCGTGGATTGCTTTAGCTAGATTTGCAAGTTTCATTAAGGCATTAAAGTCTGCAACCTTTTTAAATACTTGACAACCTTCGGACCAGTTTTCAACGTATTCAGATTGAGTTTTTGGGTTAGAGCGGTGACCGTTAATTCCAAAGATTCCTTCTTGAATTGTTGTTTCGTCATACTTCATGTCTTTGTTTTTATCACGATAAACTTTAACTGGCTTAACCTGTCTTAGTGCTTCGTATTTGCCCTGGTGTAATCCAATCGCCCACATTCCACGATATTGTCCTGGAACTACTCGAGCAACTCCATTTGGATTGTGATATTCAAGCATAGCTTTCTTACCCGGATCAGTAGTTATTGGCCAGCAGTTAAATTGCCATACGCCGTTAACTTTATAAGAAGCAGTCATCCAATCGTCAAATAGATTAGTAACTTTATCTGCGATTGCCGCTGAGTTATTTCTAACCCCAACTAGATTTAGGTCATAGTCTTTGGCCCCTTCGAACCAAGCATAACCCTTTGCCTTAACTGCAGCCTCGATCATTTCTTTTGTGTAATTCATAATATTTTCCTTTGTACTTTTTATTATTTAACTAACAGGCTATGCTTAAAACTATGATAAATAACCTTACCGTGAGAGAATACATTAATAAGAAGAGTGCGAATCTTCTTTTGGGATGGTGTATTGAAAAGTATGGCCCAAGTAAGTACAACAATCTCAAAACGTTGAAGATTCAGATTGATCCGAACCATATACATTTCGGAATGTATGAACCTTGTCAAAACACAATCATTTTAAATCCAAAAAGACACAGGTCGTTACTTTCTTGGTGCAGCACAGTAATCCATGAATACACCCATTTCAAACAGGACATGGAAAAATACGGAGAATACCGAACAAGTTACGAAAAACATCCATACGAGATAACGTGTAATAAGAGAGGATATCGCGATCAACTTGAGGCCAGAAGATGGCTTATTCGGAAACTCTGCACAAATTCTTAGTATAATAATTCTCTAAATTAAAAACAAAAATAACCAGAAACATGAAGAAATCAATTTTGCTTTTCGCTTTTGCACTAGTTGCAATGATCGCTATCACTAGCTGTTCTAACTCTGCTCCAGCTGACTCTACTGTTACTGTTGCTGACTCAACTCTAGTTGACTCAACTTCAGTAACCACTGACTCAACTCTAGTTGACACAGTTACTGTAAAGTAATCAGAGAAACCTCTCGACTCTAAGTGCCTAGATTTCTAGGCATTTTTTGTTTAACTTGTTAAACCCTTTCGACTTTTATAGTAGAATAAATTAAACTGAAATATGGATCAAAATGTCAGAGTCGGTCTTGAAAATTCAAGCCCAATCGTTTGCGAATCTTGCGGGAACGATACGTTTAAAGAAGCGAGCTACTTACGTAGAGTTTCTAAATTATTAACAGGATCAGCTGAGGATATGATTGTCCCAGTTCCTACTTTTACCTGCTCAAAGTGCTCTCACGTAAATGAACAGTTTCAAGTAAAGGACGCTAAACCTCAATCAACTGACAAACCTAAAATTATCTCTTAACTTATGTTAATTATAACAGACTATTGGGCTCCATGGTGCGGTCCTTGTAAAGTAATGATGCCAGCTATTTCAGAATTATCGGAACGATTTAATGTACCTGATTCTCAAATTGAGATTAGAAAGGTAAACGTTGACGAAAATCCTGAACTTGCCAGTAAATTTGGAATCAGGGGAATCCCTACTCTTATTTTTGTTAAAGACGATCAAGAAGTAAAGAGACTTAGTGGTCTTAGAACAAAGAATCAGATACTTGAAGAAATCGAAACAATACAAAATTCATAATGGAAATTACATTTATAAGTGATACACATTGGATTGTATCTGATCCAGTTAATACAGAAGACCTAAATGATCTTCTGCCTGGAGGTCCTATCTTGGTCCACGCAGGTGATGTATCTGGGCGTGGAACTGAGCGTGAAATTAGAGTATTCCTTAAATGGTTTAGTTCACAACCCTATATGCATAAGATCCTAATTGCTGGAAACCACGACTTCTTTTTTGAGGTAGCAAAACCAGAGGAGGTTCAGGCTCTGCTTGCTGAGTATCCTGGAATTACCTACTTAAATGATAGTGGCGTAACGATTGAGGGTATTAAATTCTGGGGAAGTCCAGTAACTCCATTCTTTCATAATTGGGCATTTAATCGATATGAAAATGAAATAGGTCCACATTGGGATCTTATTCCGGAAGGAATTGATGTTCTGATAACGCACGGGCCTCCTCATGGAATCTTGGATAAAACTATCAGAGAAGGTTGGAGCGTTGGTTGTAAAAGTCTAAAGGCTAAGGTTGATCAAATTAAACCCCAAGTTCATGTATTCGGCCACATACACGAAGAGATGGGCCAAGTAGAAATAGGCGGTACTACATTTATTAATGCGTCAGTGGTCGATGAACGATATCGACTATGGCATAATCGCCCGCCAGTTATTAACGTTGAACCAAGATCAGAAAATTTAGTATAATAACTCTATGGAAATAGAAACTAATAAACCACGAGTTGTTTGGAATCCTGGAATTTATTCAATCTTTGCACTGCTAACTGCGATGATCGGTTATCAGATTCACAATAGCATTTTTTGGGCGATCATGGACTTCTTTTTCATGCCATTCGCTTGGATTAAATGGTTAATCATGCATGAAGTAAATATCACAATCATTAAGGAAACGTTTTCCTTTTTTCTAAAATAAAAATCAATATGAAAAAATTAGTAATTTTAACAGCGATCCTATTCTCATTCGCTTCATGTACTGAAAACTCGCGAGTTAAAAACTTCGGCGGTGAAGGCACTATCAATTTACCAAAGGGCAGAAAATTGGTAACTGTAACGTGGAAAGAGACTCAAATCTGGTATTTGACTCGGCCGATGGATTCAAGTGATGTTGCTCAAACCTATCAGTTCCATGAAGAATCGAGTTATGGCGTAATGGAAGGTACGTATAATATAATCGAGTCTAAGTAACTCAAAGGAGGATTGGCAGAGTGGTCGATCGCGGCAGTCTTGAAAACTGTTGTACCGCAAGGTACCGTAGGTTCGAATCCTACATCCTCCGCCAAAAAAATCAATAAACAATGGGACTATTCGGAGCAATCGCTAATATAGCAAGCGCAACAGTAAAAACAGCATTGTCACCAATCGCAGTCGTAAAGGATGCAGTTGACGTGGCAACCGGTGGCGAAGCTACCGCAACAAAGGATTTAATAAACTCGGTCGGCGAAGACTTATCTGACGCAGTCGATGAGGTAGTTGATCCTTATTAAAAAAATAACAGTATATGTTAATTAAAAATCAAACGCCATACCTTGGCAAAATTCAGTTGAAGTTCGAGAGATTTCCTCACTACACTGGCAAAACTAAATTAAATAAGATCCACTTGGATCTGGGATTTACTAAGTTAGTAAGCCGAATCCGACCTGAAAGAGATTTGGAAGGTTGGGCTGTAAATCCTGAATGTATTAAACAAATTGAAGCAACTACTGGGCTAAAGGTAGGAGTTCATAAGTTCGGACCAGACGATGAGTACTCATTACCCAATTCATGCATGAATCCAGACGGAGTTTACGTTGGATCAATTGAAGAAGGTTGGTGGTACTACAACAATGGCCTCAGAGCAACAAAGGGATCTCATCCTCATACTGCATGGAGTAAGAAGGCAAAGCAGTGGATTGGTTATTCTCACCGTGCTTCTTGTGCATTCGGAAAAGGCGATAAACTATTTGATGCTAAATGGAAACCTGCTGAACAAGACCTTCCTCAATACGAAAAGTTCTACGGCAAGCACCTGGACTCGTATTATAAAGAGTGCGAAGAATGGGCAAAGAGTACCTCTGACCATAAAGCGTCAGAAGAAGAAATGACCCTTGCTGGTTGGGCAGTAGATCATATTCCTTTTAGACTACGTGGTGCTAAGACAATTCATTCGTATGAAGATGCTTACAAGGCAGCAGTTAACTTTGCAAAATACGTATCGTAATGGCAAAAGGCTCTATATTAAATGCACTAAAGAACGAGGCGGACATGAAACGTCTCGTTCTTGAGTTTACTGAGAAATTAGAACATGACCCGTACCAACCGGGGCTAGTTCATCCGGAAGTCTATCCGGACGATGTTCAGGAAGTACTTGAAGATCTACTGTGGATTAGGGGATTCGATGAAGCGACTATCAGAGTTAGAAAGAATCCAGATGGAGTATCTGTATCAGTAGAAGTTTTGGGCAGAACTAAGGGATAAATAATAAAAATAAGATCCCTAATGAAACTTAAGAGATTTTCACAATTTGTAAAAGAGAGCTTGATAACAGAATCTTCGTCAGTTATTGAAGTTGAAGAAAATATATTCTTAATAGACGAAATAATCTACATAATTTGGCTTGTTACACTAGACGTATCTTTCGATTATGAGCCTGACGATAGCAGTGTCGGATTCGTTGGCGGCTATTCAGTTGATGATGTTGACTTTGATGGAGTAGACGGAGTGTATAAAGTAACTGATCCTTCAGTAATTTCGCAGGTTAAAGCCATGCTAGATTCCCCTGAAGCTGAAGAGTTAAAAAGCATGGGATTTGAAGGAGCTGATGAATATGCAGCAATTGGCGATTTAATATACGATGCAGAGCAAGAAGAAATTACAGGAGAAGAGCTCAAGGACTTCATTAATAAATTCAAAGCTCTTTACGATTCAAATACTCTAGTCGATTTAACTGGTACTTTCAAAAAAAGAACTGACTCTGCTCTCGATAGAGCGGTTGAGGATTTTGAACCTGATGAGCCTGACTACGATGATTACGACGATGATCGTTATTAATAAATAAACAAAAATTACTTTTTAAAATGAAACTTAAAAGATTCACACAATTTGTTAACGAAGCAAAGATTAACGAAGCTCAAATCAAAGATAAAACTATCGTTGCTAAGCTTGATAGAATTCACGAAATCAAAACTCGATTAAAAGAATTGACAGCTGAAACAAAAGCTATCAATACTGAGCTTGGTGCATTTGATGCAACAATGAAGCCGATCTTTGATGCAATGAAAGTCCTAAATGATAAGCTTGCAACAACTGAAAAATACGTTATCAAGATTTCAAGATACGGCGGATCTTCTGAAAACCCATCTTATGCTAAAGCTGTAGAGCAGGCACTAGGGTTAGTCGATGCTGCTGCTCAAGCAATTATCAACGAATGTGTTAGACAAAACACAGCAATATCAAACGTAAAACACTCATACGATATTGAAAAACTAGATGAATCTAAATTAACTGATAAAGCTAAAGCGATCGTTGCTAGGTTGTCTGGTAAAATCACAGCAATCGTTGCCAAGTTAAAGTCTTTCTTTGAGTCTAAATTCTCTAAGATCGATCAAGCAAACGAAAAACTTGCAGCAATGATAAAGTAATTTTTAGTAAAGGGAAACCTTTTTTAAAAAGTTGGTATAATAACTAGATAAATAACTAGACAAAAAAATTAAACTCGTGCAAATAACTACGAACATATCAAAAAATACTCAAAACTGGAATCAGTATCCGGCAGGCACAGTTAATGTGATTGCAATGGAGACGATTAAAGATTTTGGGGTATTGCGAGGTTCTAGTGGTATAAGTTAAGAAATTACATAACTAACAACAACGAACCTCGAACCTAAAAAATTCGAGGTTTTTTGTTTTAGCATGGTGAGGTAGCTCAGATGGTAGAGCACAGGACTGAAAATCCTGGTGTCGGCGGTTCGATCCCGCCCCTCACCACCAACAAAAAAATGAATAAGAATATGAAACGTAAACGCTAAAGGCCCAGTGACTCCCAGAGTTACAGGTCTAAATACACAGGTCTTCGTAGCTCAGTTGGTTAGAGCACCTCACTTTTAATGAGGGAGTCACAGGTTCGAGTCCTGTCGGGGACACTAAACTGGAATATAGCTCAATTGGTTAGAGCATTCGCCTGATACGCGAAAGGTTATAGGTTCGATTCCTATTATTCCAACCAAACATTGCGGGATGCGTAGAAAGCGGTTATCTCGTCAGTCTCATAAGCTGAAGTTCCCGGTTCGAGTCCGGGTCCCGCAACCAAAAGAATACACGGATGTGGTGCAATGGTAGCATGCGGGTCTCCAAAACCCTAGATGGGAGTTCGAATCTCTCCGACCGTGCAAATCTTTCGAAAGAAAGTGACTAAATTAAACCTAATGTGGTATAGTAATCATATAAGTTTAACAAGAGTTCTTTGACTTATTGGAGATTGAAAATTGTCCTGTGGTGTAATGGCAGCACGTCTGGTTTTGGTCCAGAAGATCGAGGTTCGAATCCTTGCGGGACAACATATTGCGGGGTAGAGCAGTGGTAGCTCGTTGGGCTCATAACCCAAAGGTCGTCGGTTCGAATCCGGCCCCCGCTACTAATGATTAGATGGGCGTAATGCGGGATGGTACCCAAGTCCCGAACTCGAAAGAGGTAAGGTTGTCTACTCCGTCTTGCACGGTATCCGGTTCGAGTCCGGCTCTAATCACCCGGATCCATGCACGTCGAGCGCAAACCAATCGCTCTTCAGGTAGATTTGCATGGATAAACAACCCGTCACGGTATACCCACAGGGTAGGAGTGAACTGGAGAGAAATGGTCCTGTAGTTAATCGGCTATAACGCCGCCCTGTCACGGCGGTATGCCGGGTTCGATTCCCGGTGGGACCGCGAAAGTATATCAACAGAAGTCCGACTTGCACGGATGAAAGGAACCTTGGCTCCATGGGATTAGCTACCCAACCGGAGAGATATAAATGACCCAAGGTACTCTGTTCAGGTCCCTGCTCTACTGTGCACAGTATCAGGTTATGGGGAACAAACCATAAGTAAAAACCGGAGCACGGTATACTTTTATTTGGCCCGTTAGTCTATCGGTTAGGACACGCCCCTTTCACGGGTGAGAGACGAGTTCGATTCTCGTACGGGCTACTAAGAACAACGGTCTCTCCGGCCAATGTGATGTCGACAATCACGGTCGGATCAAGAGTTCACCACCCTCAGCCTGGGCCCAGAGAAAACTCTGATGAAGCTGTTAAGATTGGAGCGAGACGGGTACTCCAACGTTGTTCTTAAATGGGCTGTTAGCTCAGTTGGCTAGAGCACCGCACTTGCACTGCGGGGGTCGAGAGTTCGAGTCTCTCACGGTCCACCAACATTGCCTCCTTAGCTCAGTTGGCCAGAGCGCCTCACTTGTAATGAGGATGTCGGCGGTTCGAATCCGTCAGGAGGCTCACATCGTATTAGGGTCGTGCCGCATTTTGCCACGATACGAAATAGACTTGAGAGGATCAGAGGCGGCCGTGACTACCTCAAGTCGAAGTTAGATAGTGTCTCGGTACGCTCTGGTTAGTCGCAAGACTTTCTAACGACGAGGTCCCGGTGGGCAGAACGCGTCTGATCCCACCCACTTGCGGGAGTAGCTCAGTTGGTAGAGCGCAACCTTGCCAAGGTTGAGGTCGCCGGTTCGAACCCGGCCTCCCGCTCCATAAGCGGATGTCGTATAATGGCTTATTACTCCAGCCTTCCAAGCTGGAGATGCGAGTTCGATTCTCGCCATCCGCTCGACCGGTGGCTCCCTTAATGGTTCGAGGCCGACCTCAAACATCGGTGATACGTCATACAGGGGGCGAAAGCGTATCAAACAGTCCTTTAGCTCAGTTGGTAGAGCATCTGTTTTACATGCAGAGGGTCGTAGGTTCGAATCCTACAGGGACTACTATGAGCAAGAGATACTCAGTAAGATTGGTCGCATTCTTTAAAAAAGCGATGGTAGTGAAAAAGTCCTCGACCTTAATGGGGGATCGATTCGGGTAAACGTGAGCAAGACTCTGCCGCGCCGACGTAGAGAGTTGACAGGTTTTTATGTGGTAAGACACTAATGAAAAAGACTTATTGGGGGAGGACCGTATAGTCTAAGACGTCAATAAGGGATATGGTTCTCGAAACAGTCAGAGAAACCCGTTAAAATCCAGTCTTCGTACAAGTCTCAGTATGGAGCAAATTATCGAGATGTTGGGGAGTCCGGTTACCCCGCCTGCTTTGGGAGCAGGAGAACTCGCAGGTTCGAATCCTGCCATCTCGACAAAAGAACCTTAGTAGAGGCTGACTCCACCAGCTAGGACGTAACGTTCAAGCCTAGCTGAAAGCACGCGCTTGCGCTGAAATGGTGGTCGAGGTTCTTTTATTTTATTGGGTGTTAGCTCAGCGGTAGAGCTCTCGACTGTTAATCGAGTGGTCCCAGGTTCGAATCCTGGACACCCAGCCAAGGTTGATTAGGGAATGATTGTGTCAATAGTTCGAGAGTGAATGCTGACTGACATAATCGGAGTTTGCAGGCATTCACCAGAGTAATGCTAATCGTAAAATGAGATGTCCACTGAACCATCTTCTCATTTCCTTACCTGCCGTAGCGCTGAAGTTGGAGAGTCAGGACAGACTGTAAATCTGTTGTCGTAAGGCTGAGTAGGTTCGAATCCTACCTGCGGCACCAAGTAGTTTTGAGGTGGGCGAATTCTACTCTAAAAAAATAATCCCTCCACCAGGACCTTTAGCTCAGTTGGTTAGAGCAGCGCACTCATAATGCGAAGGTCTCAGGTTCGAGCCCTGAATGGTCCACAAATTTTTTAGATTTTTTATCATCCGATTAAACCTAAATCGATTTTTAATAGTATAGTAATAGTGTATCTTAATTTAAAACAAATGACAAATACAAATTTAACTAACACAGTAGAACGATTAATGGAATTGCCTCAAGCAATCCAAGAATTGCAAATGGAAATTTTAGACCTAAACACTGAGTCTAACAAGAGTACCGAATTAATCTCCAATATCCAGTCAAAAATCAAGGTTGAAATTAACTCTGAAGTTGATGCAAACGGAAAGAAAACTTTCTCTAATGCAGAGGCAAGAGATGCTGAATTCATTGAGCGTACAAAGTTCAATTCTGAATTAGCAGGCCTTCGATCAGAGCATGACGCTTTACAGAGAGAAATTCAAGAGAAGAAAATTCAAGTTGAGTGCTTATCAAATGAGCAACGCAATAGCCGTTCAATCCTGAACTTTTTTGCAGGAGAAAACGAGACAGTTTAAAGACATTAACTTTTAGCACTTTAGTTAATAAAGTTTCGATGAGTACTTTTCGCGAAACTCCAAAAAGGCCAACATTTGTAACGTTTATGTTGTAAAGGGTGACACTACCTGCAGAGGCAAATCATCCAATAACGATACAAGCTATTTCATTTAGCGTCTTTATGAAGTAGTGGTTGCTGACCCCAACCAGCAAGACCAAAGCATGTAACTATGCGGGTAGAGTTTGGGACAAAGGCGTGAGGAACAGTAAAGGCAGCCATGACTACTTGATTGGAAATGTTTTACCCAGTACAATAAACCTTGCCGGGATGGTTACTACGCTGCAACGTGTCTTGCGGATATGGCAAAGGGATACTATAGACTCTGACTATATAAACATCGAATTGAAAGGTACTTAATTGCCGGAAGAGGAGATAAAAAGAGTGTAGCTGAACAGAGCAGCGATGACACAGCACTCTTTTGATTTTAAACCACCATTCATTAATAATTAAAACCGGCGTCAGCCGGTTTTTTTATGTGAGATAAATAATAACACAAAATAATTAATTGGATGGCGACTACTCCATTTGCATACAACCCATCGCAAGCTACAATCTCAGGAGCTACTAATTTAGTAAATCTTGCAATAGGCGAGTCTGCTCAAGACTATTCAGCTCAGCCAGGCGGAGTTACTTGGTGGATGGGACCTGAAGATACAACCGGTTACTTAATTTGTAGACCTGTACCTGCAGGTAATCAGCCAACTCAATTAGGCGCAATCGGAACAGTTCGATTTGCCAGAAGTGCAGCTAAAACCGATCAATCTTTTCTAGACCTGGCGAATTATTTAAAGAGGGACTTGGGAGGATCTCCTAATTTAGCTAGCGCATCGGCTGCTCTTACTTGGTTAAATTCAAATGGATTTTGGACTTCATGGGTTCAGCCTTACGTTGCAGGTTTATATAAAACTACATACTCTGGGTATTTTGCAGATAATGTCAGTTTCTTTGCAACCGCAACGCCTCAAACATTCGGAGCAAATCCAGCTACTTCAGTACAAACTACTGTAATTACTGAACCGGGAACAGACGATGGATCAGATTTTAGTTGCCAATGGTTAGGTTATTTCAAACCAGCTACTACTGAAACTTATACATTTTACACATCAAGTGATGATGCATCGTATATGTGGATAGGTGCAAATGCTCAGACCGGTTTCACTACAACAAATGCAACGGTTAATAATGGTGGATTACATGGGCCGGTAGAAGCATCAGGTACAGCATCATTAACGGCCGGCGCGTATTATCCGGTCCGAATTCAATTTGGCGAACGCGGTGGAGGTGATGTACTAACATTTAACTACTCAACTCCGACTATCACTAAAACGACTAATGTAACCGGATTAGTTTTCTATAATTCATCTACTAATAACTTCTAATTGTCTATTCATATTGGTATATTAATACCATGATGAATGAATTTCAAAAGTACGCAATGAGCGAGCACGGGGTGTCCTCATTGAAATTAGATTATTACGGTAAACAAGTTGAGTCATCGATGACTCCTTATATTTTAGAGGAACGTGAAATGCGAGTTACTCAAATGGATATTTTCTCCAGATTAATGAGGGATCGTATTCTATGGGTCGCTGGACCAGTAAACGACTACATGTCAACTATTGTACAGGCTCAGTTAATGTTCCTAGATTCTGTTGATAATTCAGATATCACAATGCACGTTGACTCTCCAGGAGGATCGGTTAAGTCTGGTCTATCAATGGTCGACGTAATGGACTATATCAAAGCCGATATCCGAACCGTAAATACTGGCATGGCCGCATCGATGGGATCAGTGCTATTGGGCGCAGGAACAAAAGGCAAACGTAGTTCCCTAAGACACTCAACCACAATGCTGCACCAATCGTCTGGCGGTTTTAGCGGCAATATTCAGGATGCTGAAGTTGACTGGGCTGAATGGCAAAAAGTCAATCATGAACTTTTCGTTCTACTTGGTAAATACTGTGGTAAGAAAGCTGACCAAGTAAAGAAGGATGCAACCAGAGATTTCTGGTTAAATGCTGAAGAGGCAGTTAAGTACGGAATTATAGATCAAGTAATCACAAAGAAACCTTAATATGAATAGAGTCTTAATTCTCCTACGTGGAGTTCCTGGTGCAGGTAAATCAACTGTTGCCAATTCAATATGGAATGAGTATGCCGTTTGCGAAGCTGACAAGTATTTTCACAACAAGGAAACTGGTGCATACGAATTTGATGTTACTAAACTGAAGGATGCACATGAATGGTGTAGATCCCAGGTCGAGACCAGAATGAAAGACAGTCTGGTGAATCCACAATTTTACCCAGAGATTGTTGTCTCAAACACATTCACCCAAGAGTGGGAGATGCAGGCATACTTCGATCTTGCAAAACAATACGATTACCGAGTAGTTTCTCTAATCGTTGAGAACCGTCATGGTGGAGAGAACGTGCATGGAGTACCAGCAGATAAGGTACAAGCAATGAGGGATCGTTTCCAAATTAAATTATGATAAAAACCGAGTCCTTTCTGGAGTATAGGATTACTTACTCATGTCCGTTGACTGGCATGACTGGTGTGTGCTTCTGTAAGTGGTATGAGAAACTTAATGAGGTAATTAATATTTTTAAAATACCAAGTGAGTTTAAGCTGGAAGGATTTGACGGACTCAATTGGAAACTTATTAACAATAGCGTGCCAATTTTGGTATAATAATATAAACCTTAAACATATAAAAGTTATGGACAAAAAACAAGTAATGCAAACGATCCTAGATAAATTAGGAAAGTTGAGCAAAAAATTGGGCAACTTAATGATTTTAGCATTAGCTCTAGTTGCAGGCTTCTTTATTGGTTATTACTACTGGATGGTAACAAATAAAACCGCAAAAACTGAATGGGAAAATATTAAACCCCTATCAGAAACATCGGTTGCAATCAATGAGCGAAATGAATTGCTTGTAATCGACCGAAAATCTGGAATCTATTCAATTTATCAGGATTCAATCGGTATCGTTATTTTTAACCTGTATGCCAATCGCATCTACAAACAAGTGGCACCAGCTGCTCAACAATAAAATCATGTTCTCCGTAAAATCTCTAGTTGTTCTAATATGCTTAGTAGTATTTGGCGCAACATGGGCTTACGAAATGCGTGAAAGGAAATCGAATGAATTGCCGGATGGGGTAATGAATATTCAAGATGCCCCTCCGTCAATTCAATTATACGACTACTTAAAGAAATACTCTGAACAATATGGAGTTCCTTTCAATATCGCGTATGGAGTGGCTCACAAAGAAACAGGTTATGATGGTCCATTTGATTGGAAATACAATCCACAATTAACTTCATCAGCCGCAGCGTATGGTGCAATGCAGATACAGGTTCCAACTGGCCAATCTGCATGGAAAGACGTCAAGGTAACTAAACACATGCTGTTGACTGATCTTGAATTCAATGTCGAAACATCAATGCGAGTTCTTTCTAAATTAAAGAAGAGATTTGGCAGATGGGATATTGCTCTTGGCTGTTATAACACTGGAAGACCTTTGGTAAACTCATACGCAATCGCAATCATAAACACAAAGATAAATTAATAATGGCAGACTTTTGTAATAAATGCGCAGACGAAATGTTCGGCGAAGATGCTTCACCGGATATTCAAGTTGAATCAATTGCAACTGGCCTTGAACCGGGATATTACATGCCAGTTCTATGCGAAGGTTGCGTAATGAGAATGATCGTCAAAGAAGAAGACGGCACAGTTAAAATTGGATACGATCCGCTTGACGACAGTGACGAATTTGTATTTGAAACTCTTGAAGAGTACTTACGTAAAGACTCTTCCCTTAACCGTGAACCCCTCCGTTGATAGTATCGGCGGACCGACGGCCTCCGATTGGAGGCCGTTTATTTTTTCGATAGTATAATAACTAAAAATATAAAATGACTGAGTTAGAAAAATTTCAAATAGTAAATTCTTGCGAAACTCCTAAGGAGTTAGCTGATACGCTAATAAAATTAGCAGATCCTGAAACTGGCAGAATCCAAGGCAGACTTAAAAGCTTTGATGCAAAGAGAATGTCTATATGCATCGGCCCAGTAATCTACGAAGGAGCTCCTGCTAATTTATTAACAAGAGAGTTTGGGATTCGACAACAAGCTCTCTATATTAGGTACTGTATACAAAACGGAATATAATGAAAGTATTAAGACCTGAAGTACAAGCTTGCCTAAAATCAGTCCTACCTGGCAAGCATGGAATAACTGACCTAATGGATGACATGATGATCTCCAGCTTTAACATAACTGACGATGAGTTTGATTTCATTTGCGAAAATGCAGAAGAGTCCGAATTAAACGCAATCGTTTTACCGGACGGCGCCTCGTTTTCTAAAAGACGAAAAGCGATCGAAATCCGAAATAAGTACCTTGAACTTTTTAACAATCAATAAAAATGAGAGACGTAAACATGGACGGCATTACACCAAATGAGTACATCTCAAAAGCTCTGGTGCAGTTACGTAATTTTAAACAGGCTGCTCTGCTTGAAAGATCTTTACTTACGACTAAACATGTTGTTAGTGAAGAACTTAAGTCAGCCAATCCGCAGTTAGATATTGATAAGATGGTAAGTGCTCAGCTGATGCAGAAAGTCGCAAAGCACATGATTGACGAGTTTGAAGATCAGATAACAACAGAACCTCATCCAATCATTGGAGGCGAGACCTTATACACGTTTCAGGTAATGGTACTACCGACCGACGACTTAAAACATATTGTAGAATATTGCATTCGCCAAATCCCTGAGGAAATCTTGAGTAAAATAAAAAAAGGAGAATAACTATGACAACTGTAGATAAAATTAAGAGCCTAATTTCAGCAATTTCAAAAAGAGGAATTGGCCATACTGAGCTAATGAGGCAAGGAACTAATCACTACGATCGACCCTTTGCTATTGTTGCAAATACAATGGACTCCGCAAAGCGATTGGCCGGCGAGTCTGACCTCGCTACACCAGTTACGATAAGTAATATTGATCACTTAATAGGATCAGATTTGCCAGTTGCAATAGATCATTACCAAGTTCAGCAATTACTACAGTCAGCTCTAATTGAGATTTCCGATAGAGATTTTAAATTACAGAGAGCAATGACCATCCAGGAAAAGATGATGACACTTGTTGAATTGTATCAGAAGAGAGCTCATGAAATTGAGTCAATTAGTTCAGATCTATTGGCATGTAATTGGTGGGACGTTAAGAAGATTATCTCTACTGAACGTAAGCTTCATAAAGCAATCTTAAAATACAATACTGAATACGATGGTATTGCCCAAACGTTTGACACCTTAACTAAAATAGCAAAACATACACATGAGACTACTAACTCTTAATCTAGCAAATCCGGAAAACGAAGGACGAGACCACTTTGAAAGAAGTGCATTCGTTGATTTCAAAGTTTCAAAGTTTGCTGACGGTCAACAGTCATTAACTCTAACTGGCGATATGCGTGGAAACTTAAGTTACCTACACGAAGCTGATGTCGTAATAAAATCTAGACTAAATAACTTCAAGGATCTTGAGTTAATTATCTGTGCAAATCAGGCTCTTCGCGAATGTGGAGTCGCGACAGTTTCCCTGTATGTTCCCTATTTCTTGGGAGCACGTAGTGACCGTAAATTCTCAGAAGGTTCTTCAAATTACCTAAAGACCGTTATTTGCCCAATCATTAATTCTCAGAAATTTGAATCTGTGCAGGTTCTGGATCCTCACTCTGATGTATTGGAAGCCTGTCTCAATAATTTCCAAAAAGTATCTAATTACTTACTCGTTAAGTACGCGCTTACTGATATTGATAACACGAATCAGGCAAGAGAGAATATTGTTCTTGTTTCTCCAGACGCAGGTGCTCTAAGGAAAATTTACAAAGTCGCTGACTGGTTTGACTTAAATGAGGTGGTGACTGCGGTAAAGCACAGAGATCCAAAAACCAGTAAAATCACTCACACCGATATTTCCTTAAAACCATTAGTGCATGAGTACGGCAAGAAATTCGTTATCGTGGACGATATTTGCGATAGTGCTGGAACTTCAATTGAATTAGCAAAAGCAATCAAGGAGAGAACTCAAGATTCGAAAATATACTTGATAGCGACCCATGGAATTTTCAGTTCAGGATTATTTGATCTTTCTGCATACTTCGAAAAAGTTTACTGTACAAATTCAGTACAGGATATTAAAGCTGACGAGTACTCTGACTACACAGTTAGCGCAGATTTCGTAAAACAATTTAACTTATTTTAGTAACATAAAAAACCCATAAATTATGATAGGTATAACTACCCTCCTTATTACAACAGTGGCAGCCTTTGTTCTATTTGTTGTGCTAGGCTTGGCACTAGGCAACAGACGCGATAGAATTGCAGCAGAGCACTATATGAAATCGCTTGACGAATTTAAAAGAGCAAACAAAGAGGCGGAAGCCAACGGCGAACCTCTATTTTGTGAGTCTACTAAAAAGCCAAGCGAGAATCTTTATCGCGAAGTACTAACTACGACTCAGTCCCCATCGAGCACAGATGACAACGATTAGTACGGTGCCCAGTTTAAAACTAGTCAACTATTAAAAATAAAAAGGAACCGACTAGGTTCCTTTTTTGGTAAATTAGATTTATGAAAATTACATTACAGCCTCATCAGCGAATATGGTTCACGTCAGATACTCACTACAAACACTCAAATATTTGTAGAGGAACGTCTAATTGGCCGGCCGAGAGTAAGACCAGAGATTTCGATACCCTGGATAAAATGAATGATACGATTGTTAACAATATCAATCACCTAGTCAGCGAAGACGATATTCTTTTCCACTTAGGAGACTGGTCGTTCGGAGGATTTGATAACATCCAGGAGTTCAGAGACAGGTTGCTCTGTAAGAACATTCATTTGGTTCTAGGTAATCACGACCAGCACATCGAGAATGACAAGGGAGGAGTCAAGGCTCTATTTGCATCAGTGAATCATTACGTTAGACTGGAACTTACTGTTCCAAACGTGCCGAACGAAATAAATCCAGCGAAGACTATTAAGAAAACGTTTGTGCTATGTCATTACCCAATCGCAAGTTGGCACGATATGAACCGTGGAGTAATTCAATTACATGGTCACGTTCACTTAGGCCCACACAATAAATTACATGCAGGTAAAGCAATGGACGTTGGCATGGACGGCAACTTCATGGACCCATATTCTCTTCAAGAAATCGCAAAGATTATGAGAGACCGTCCAGTTAAGTGTTTGGTTTTACCGAACGATCACCATGAAACAAACGAAGGAAGATGATACAGAATACACACAATAAAATCGGCGAGGGTAATCGACTCCTTGCGCAATTCATGGGAGGCACAATTGTCTCTAGTGAAACCTACGAAATGCCACACGGCTCAAACGGCAAAGGCGTCTTTGAAAAATGGGGTGGACTCTCTGGAATTCCCAGTCACGATCAGGAATTGGCTGCACTTGGAATATTTAGATATGAAACCTCATGGAGCTGGATTTTTCCAGTAATCGAAAAGATCGAGAGTCTTGGTTTCTGCGTCAGCATTCACCGTAGAGGAATTCAAATTATTAAGTACGACAAGGATCGAAGATTTGAAGCGACTGACCTAATTATCGATGAAGACTTCTTAGATGATTATTCTGGAGATGTTAAGCGAATTGCTGCATGGGACTGTTGCGTTTCTTTTGTTGACTGGTACACAAAGAGGAGCCAATAATGGAATTAACGGGACCCTCTAAACTAGTAGTCGCATCCAGTCCAATACACGGACTTGGAGTATTCGCAACGCAATCTATTAGCCCAGGCGAGATTATTGAAGAATGTCATTTCATAACATTCGATGCGACATCAGATGATCCTATTTTTAATGATTATCGATTCATAGTCGGCCGTTCTGAGAAATTAGGCTGCGTAGAGTATGGCGTTCTTCTTGGATTCGGAGGAATCTACAATCACAGTGAAACTCCAAATATAAATTGGAGACATGATACTGAAAAGAATTGTTTTACGTTCTTTGCACTAGTCGATATTAATCCAGGAGACGAATTGTGCTCGTATTACGGAGGGCCTGAATATTGGAAATCAATTGGTATGGAAATTTAGTATAATAACAAAGTAGTTAGCTAATCGGGCTAATGTAATCTCTATATTTTAATAATTAATAAAAACAAAAAAAAATGACAGAAATCATCACATCATCACTTATGTACGGACTACCGGCCTTAATAGGGGTAATCGTATTTTTTTATGCACTATCTCTACGTCGAATCGTGCCAACTAACGTAGTCCACATCGTTCAACGAGGAGACAAAACTGTTTCCTATGGCGTAGGTAAAGGCTCTAACGTTTATTATGAGTGGCCGAAGTGGTTACCTAAAATCGGAGTTATGGTCAGATCATTGCCAGTATCTAACTTTGATATTGACTTAGCTAAATATTCAGCGTATGATAAGGACCGTGTCCCTTTCGTAGTTGACGTTAAGGCATTCTTCCACATTGCTGATACAAATAAAGCTGCCGAGAAAGTAGAATCATTTGACGAGTTGAAAAAGCAGCTGGAAAATGTAGTTCAAGGAGCAGTTCGTTCTATTTTAGCAAAGTCTAAATTGGAGGAAATTATGGAAGAACGATCTATCTTTGGCGAAAAATTTACTGAAAGTGTTAAAGTTGATTTATCTAATTGGGGAGTTGAGCCTATTAAAAATATCGAGTTAATGGATGTTAGAGATACTGACGGTTCGAGCGTTATTCACCAGATTATGGCTAAGCGAATGTCTGCGATTGATATGGAATCCAGAACTGAAGTTGCTAAAAACACTAAATTGGCAGAGCAGGCGGAACTAACTGCTCAACAAGAAATTGATGTAACTAAAGCAGAAACTCAGAAAATTGCAGGAGAGGCGCAAGCTCAATCAATACAGGCAATCGGTATTGCCAAAGCAGAGGCTACAAAAAAGGCAGGTATTGCAGAACAAGAGTCAATATCAGATATCGCTCAAGCTGAACGAGCTACTGCTGAACAGCAAATGGAGGTCGTTAAAGTTAATGAGATTAAGCAGGCTGAAATTGATAAGGAAAAGGCAATTATTGCAGCTGAGCAACAAAAACGCAAAACTGAAATTGACGCAGAGGCTAATAAATTTAGAATTGAGACTGAGGCTTCTGCTACACTTGAAGCACAGATCAAAAATGCAGAAGGTGTTAAAACTCTGGGCCAAGCAGAAGCAGATATTATTAAAGCAAAGGGTATATCGCAGGCTGAATCCAAGAAAGCAATGGAGCTTGCTGGAGTAACTGCCCAAACAACCCTAGCAAAAGAGATTGGCGAAAACAAATCTTACCAAGAATACTTGATCAAAATTAGAGAAGTTGAAGTAACTCAAGTAGTCGGAGTTGCACAATACGAATCGATGGCAAAAGCAATGGCTGGAGCTGACTTGAAACTATTGGTAAATAGTGGAGACGTACACTCAGGAATTGGCAAGTTAAGCGACCTATTCACAGCTAAAGGAGGTTCACAGATTAACGGGCTTCTTGAATCATTGAAACAGACACCTGAAGGTAAAGGCTTACTGGCTATGCTTAACAAGCTTACACCAGGCGCAGAATAATTTTTAATAAATTTAAGACAAAAAGTCTCTAGATTTGTCTAGAGACTTTTTTATTTTGGTATAATAGTAAAAAGAAATAACATGACAGCACCATTTGAATTTTACGAAGTAGGCGGAAAGGTAAGAGACGAGATCTTGGGACTTCAGTCCAAAGACGTTGATTACGTAGCCGTGCCGAAAGCAACTCTGCTTGAGGAATTTCCTGAGGCGGCTGATATGTTTGACTTGCTAGTTGACTACTTAACTCGTGAAAAATTCCAGATATTCCTGATCACCAAAGAATGTTACACAATCAGAGCAAAATTTCCAGACGGACATAAGTACCAAGGAGTTGCTGATTTTGTAATGTCTAGAAAAGAGACTGGATACGTGCCGTTTACCAGAACTCCGATCATTAAGCCTGGAACCCTATTCGACGATTTACAGAGAAGAGACTTTACTCTTAATGCCCTGGCAAGAGAAGCGGACGGCTCGATCATTGACTACTTTGATGGGCTGACTCACTTGAAGCTTGGGCTATTAGTAACGCCATTACCTTGCGAGGAAACGTTTCACGATGATCCTTTGAGAATCTTGAGAGCTATTAGATTTTCAATCACTAAAGGATTTACTATCCCTGAGGAAATGTCTCAAGTAATAAAGCACTACGATTACGAAGTTAAGATGTGTGTAGTATCAGCTGAGAGAATCAGGGAAGAGCTCTTTAAGTGTTTCAAACATGACACTCATGCAACGATACTTAAGTTATCAGAGTACCCTTTCCTTATGGAATACATTTTTAGAACACAAATCTGGTTAAAACCAACAATGGAAGAATAATGGAAGCAACAATAAATGGAAGAATAATGGAAGCAAAAATAAACTGGGTTCTAGACCAACATAGAGACACGAATCACATGTACGATAAGTACTTGCCTTATGAATTTCATTTACGTATGGTCGTTGAAGTTGCAAAGAAATTTCAATCTTTAATTACGTATGAGAAAGATTTTGAGCATGTACTACTTGGAGCATGGGGCCATGATCTTATTGAAGACACCAGAGTTTCATACAATGATGTTAAGCAGGCGCTTGGAGAAATGGCAGCAGATATTGTCTATGCGTGCTCAAACGAGAAAGGCAAGAGTCGTAATGATCGGGCTAACTACCGATACTACGATGGAATCAGAACAACGCCGTATGCGATATTCGTTAAGTTATGCGACCGAATTGCAAACGTGCAGTACTCAAAAATGTCTGGCAGCAGAATGTTCGAGATGTACAGAAAAGAAAATCCCGAATTCATGCAGCAATTAGGCTGGACGGCTGAAGAAAAATATCTTCATGAGTATGCCAATATGTTTGTATACTTAAGTAAATTATTCGAAGACTGAAAATAAAAAAATTAATATAATGGAAAATCAAAACAGCGTATGTTACATTGGAAAAGTAACAGAAATCAAGGCAATCGAAGGAGCTGACAATATTGAGTTAGCGATCATCGGTGGATGGAATTGTATTACTAAAAAAGGACTACACAAGGCGGACGAATTTGTTATCATTGCAACAACTGATGCAGTTATTCCGGAAGAGTTATCCGAAAAATTGGGAGTAACCGGTTACCTGCGTAAGGGCAATCGAGTTAGAACAGTTAAGTTGAGAGGAGTTTACAGTGAGTGTCTAATCATTCCGCTTAATGTGCTTGAAGGTTCAGAAGAAATGAAGATCGGAGTTAGTAAACAGCCTTGGGGCGATCAATTACAGTTGGGCCCTTATGACGATGCACTCGTTATTGAAGAAGGAGTTGACGTTAGTGAGATGCTTGGAATTTTCAAGTACGAACCGCCAGTTAGACAGGTCCAACTTGCTTCAGGTAAAAAGGTTCGTTATCAAGACAATCCAAACTTTCATGTCTACTACAAGTTTCCTAACTTGAAAAATGTTAGTGGAATGTTTACTGAAGAGGATATTGTGCAAATCACGCGTAAGATCCACGGTACGAATGCACGATACGGTATAGTTAAGAAGAATCGCTTGTCCTTCATGGATAGGATTAAAAAATTCTTTGGATTCGCCGGAGAGCTCTTTGAGTACGAGTACGTTTATGGATCTCATAATGTCGAGAAGGGTTCTGATTCTCAAGGGTTCTATTCAACTGATGTCTGGAGAACAATTGCCGAGAAGTACGATATCAAGAACAGGTTGCTTACCTTAGCAAAAACTAAAAATAGGATTGGTGAACTTGGAGCTGGTATTGTAATTTACGGAGAAATTTACGGTGCAGGTATTCAAAAGAATTACGAGTACGGTCTGACTGATATTGAATTCGTTGGATTCGATGCCACAGTAAACGGCAAATACGAGTCCACTATTTACACTGAATTCCTTTTCAAAGAAGCGCTAGAGTTACCTCACGTTGGAGTCCTATACACAGGACCGTGGTCACAAGAGACACAAGACCAGTTCGTCTTTGGTAATATGATCAAAGGAACTAAGGTGCCGCATGAAGGCATTGTTATTAAGCACATAAGCGGTGAGCGTAATCGAGTAGCAAAGGTAATTAATCCAGACTATTTGATTTACGGAGAAAAGCACGATATTGGAGACTCACATTAATAAAACAAATACAAATGGAAGAAGAAAAATTACCGATCAGAATCTATTTAGATGACGTTCGAACACCAATTGAACAGGACTGGATAGTTGTTAGATCATACCAGGAGTTCAAGGACAAGGTGATGGAAATTGGATTAAAGAACATTCACATGATCTCATTGGATCACGACTTGGGTGACTCAGCTATGTCAGAGTACTTCACGAATGTAAGTCCTAACTATAAGCTAGACTACACGAACATTACTGAAAAAACTGGAATGGATTGCACTAAGTGGTTGGTGAATCAGTTCTACGACGAGAATCCAAAGAGAATTGAGATGAGTCGTTTCGATAAGCGTAATGTGCCGATTCGGTTTCCAGCAGTCTACGTACACTCAGCGAATCCAATTGGATCAGCGAACATGATGGGTTACATTAATAACTTCTTCATGAATGAGGGAGAACCTCAAAACTGCGTGAGAGTTCAGATACCTCACACGGTAATGTAATTATTAAAAATAGATTAACTAATGAAAGTTGTACAAGAATTTCCTAACGGGCTTATATCAGTTTATCCATCCGTGTTTGGCGATGAAAGAGGATTTTTTCTAGAATCGTTTAATCAGCTGAAATATTCTGAATTTCTTAATGAGCATTCATTTGTTCAGGATAATTTATCTAGATCCAAAAAAGGAGTCCTTCGTGGATTGCATTTTCAAGCTCCACCGTTTGATCAAGGAAAATTGGTTCAGGTAATTACAGGAAGCGTGTTGGATGTTGCGGTAGATATTCGTCGAGACTCTCCAAGCTACGGTAAATCCTTTCAAGTTGTATTAAATACGACTGATCGCAATCAACTTTGGATTCCACCAGGCTTTGCGCATGGCTTCGTTAGCCTAGAAGACGACACTATTTTTTCCTATAAATGCACAAACGGTTATTCAAAAGAACATGAAGGCTGTATATTATGGAATGATGCGGACTTAGCGATTGATTGGGAAATTGAAAATCCTATCATTTCGGATAAAGATCAATTGGGAACCCCGTTTAAAGAGTTAATCAGCCCATTCTAACGAGAATTGCTGAAAATAAAAAATGACCTCAGGAAATTATTAATAGTTATTGGGTATAATAACTTTATAACAAAACAAACGTTCTTTAAGTTGCCCTCTTGGCGGAATTGGTAGACGCGCTAGACTTAGGATCTAGTCTTAGGGTGAGAGTTCGAGTCTCTCAGAGGGTACCAAACACATATCACAAATAAAAATGTGAGTTACTTTGAAATAGCCAATTATAAGCCAACATAAAGCCGTTGGGTACAGAAGGAGTAATTAACCGGAGTATAGGCAACAATTGTGACACTGTAACAAATACCCATTTGAGTGGTATGTTTTAAATAGTCAGGTGGCGGAATTGGTAGACGCTATGTGGTGCGGAACTCGCTTCGTTCACCACTCCCTTAGCGGGGAAAACAAAGGTAAGAGATGTGACCATGCAGGTTCGAATCCTGTCCTGACTACGATTGTTAACACGCTTGCTTCGTGTTGAAATTGTCAGATAACGTGCAACGATAGTTTAAAGACTGTAGAAAAAGAAACACTGACTGGAAGGATTCTTATGGACGCATAAGAAGTAAAAGTCCACAACTAAACCTACTTACAATTGGCAAGGTAAATTGAATTAAGGCGATCGATCTAACGGTCGCCTTTTTTAGTATATTAGACTTATGAAAGTACTACACAAACAGGAGAATTCAAAGCTTATTAATTATGAGTTGTATGAAATCGCTCCAAAGATTTATGCAGTCTTGGCAAAGGACTCTTTTGAGAGAGCGATGCTCTTTCTTAGAGCACAAGAGTATTATGAATCCCCTTTTCCTGAATTTAGAGGACAGGACTTTGATATTTTTGTCTACATGAATCGTTACCGAAAAGAGAGATCAGCTAACTATTTTAGTTACACAGCGGACTGGAGCGGATACAATGTTCCTAGCGAATCTCTTGAAGCCTGTATGCGAGGAGTTTATCAGTATCATACTGACATAACTTCGTACGATCATGAAATGACAGAGGTTGTGTCTATTATTAGACAGTACCAGAAAAAAGGTAAGTTCTATCTACTTGGAGTCGATTCATTGGAATCAAGAGTAATGGATCATGAATTTGCTCACGGGCTATTCTATACAAATAAGGCGTATAAAACCGAGATGATGGAGTTAGTATTATCTTTAAAGCGAGATCTATACGAACAGCTTGAAAGCTACTTGATTCAAATCGGCTACACAAGCCACGTAATCGCGGATGAGATTCAGGCTTATATGGCGACAGGATTAACGGCAACGATGGCAAAGACCAGAGGCTCAGTTACGGCAGCTAAGAAATTCGAAAAGATATTTAAGAAATACAAGAAACAATATGGCAAACACGATAATATCAATAACCCTAAACGACAAGCAGCAGAAAAAGTTTGATGCTTGGGGTAAGCACCTAAAAGCCCTGTTTGGCGAATGGGGAAACTTAACCTGGACAGTATCATCATGTGGAATCGGAGACACAATCACTGTCACTAGCAGCAATGCACCAAAACATCCATTAGACTTAACTGATGTCGGTAGCTGGTAAGGAACGTTGCGACTGCGGAAAGATCGCAACTTGGTGTTACGGGCCAGGTTATAGAGATGGAGGTAATCCAAATTCATGTGATGATTGTGTCTCTCGTGGATGTGATTGTAATCACAATTACGTTAGTGTAAACTCGTATCATCCACCACTAGACTCACCTAATTTACCGGAAGGCGAAGAGGGAGTTGACTGGAAGTGGATTAAAGCTGATAAAGTTTGGTGCTGGATTGATGAGCGCGGTAGAGAATATCCATGCTGTGAGTACGACTACATAATAGGATCAGAAGATTAATTAAACGAAATATGAGAATAGCAGTAATTGCACACGATAATAAAAAGGCGGACATGGTGGCATTCATCATGAAGCGTCTTGATTTTTTTAAGCAGCACGAGGTTGTTGCAACTGGTACGACCGGTACTCACATTGAGCATGCAGGTCTTGAGGTCGACCGAATGAAGTCTGGACCGCAAGGCGGAGACGCTCAGATCGCAGCAGAGTTAGTCAACGGTAAAATAGATGGAGTTATCTTCTTTATTGATCCATTAACTGCACATCCGCATGAAGTTGACGTTCAAATGTTACTTAGATTGTGTAATGTGTATAATATTCCTATTGCAACGAACTATTCGACTGCAAGCTTGTTGATACAGGCAGTTTCTTCTAAAAATAACAACGATAAATGAGTAAACTCACACGGGACTTTGAAGAGTTCATAAAAGGTAAACATCCGAGCATTGAGTTTAGACCTCAGCAAAAAGAAGCGATAATCGATATTATTTCAGCATACGAAGAAGACCATAATGGAATTTATCTACTTGATGCGCCGACTGGATCAGGCAAGTCAGTTATCGCAATGTTATTTGCTGATTTTCTTGCATTTAAGGGAAATCGCGGCTATATCTTAGCATCTGACCTCTCTCTTCATGAACAATACGTCAAAGATTTTAAAAAGTTGCAGGTATGGAATTGGGGTAATATAAAAGGTGTTGATAACTACCGATGCGTTGTGAACGACGAGAAATTTTCAGTCGGTGAGTGCAAGAGTAAAGGAACCTCTTATGAAAAGGCTGAATCTCTTCCGTGTTTCAAACAATGTGGCTACTTGACCTCAAGAAAAAAGGCAATCAAGTCGCCAGTCTCTCTGTTAACCTATCCATACGCCCTGATTCAACGAAATTACGTTGAGCAAAATCAGCAAGGCAACGGTAAGGGCTCCCCATTTCCACAAAGAGATTTTGTAGTATGCGATGAGGCCCATAAGCTACTTGATATTGTACAGAGCCATTTCAGTCCAATCGTTTCGCATGAAATTGTTAAAAAGACTGAGAGCTTAATTGAAAGCACCGGCGATATTGGCCAAAAGATACCACAAGTGGACACTGAACGATTAGCAAAAGTGATTGATATGATTTACGAACAGGAGGATCATGGCAACTTGCTTAAATTACTTAAGGAGGTTACTAGACTCTTGAGCATTGCAGTTCAGGCAACCTCTTCGCTTAGAGAAAATGCATCAATTGAATTTTTAGAGGGCAGCATTCCATCCGAATGGTTGGCTGTCTTTGGCATGGCGGACTGGTGTAAGGACGTTCACTGTAAACTAGAAGACTATTGTAAAATCATTGAACAAGTAGGTCTTGAGAAGCTCGTAAAGAATCCTGGCGAAAAGTCAATCACATTCAACTGTATCGATGAGTACTACCTATTACAGAAACACTTCTTTACGAAATTTGGATTCAAGTTACTGATGACTGCTACAATGGGCAGTCCCAGCGATTTCATGAGAAATCACGGAATCAAGAAGGCTAAGTACTTTAAGATTGAAAGTCATTTCAATTGGGAGAAGTCACCTATCATTTTCTATCCAGGTAAAAAAATGTCAACCAGATTCCTACAAGAGAATCTACAATGGGCAATTGATTCAGTAACCAGAATAGTCAGGGAGAACTCTGAGCACTCCGGAATCATTCATTCAGGTTCTTATGAATTGAATACTAAGATCTGGACAGGTCTTCCCAAAGATGTTAAGAAACGCATTGTTCTCTATAAAGGATCTGAAGAGAAAGAGATCGCGCTAAAGATAATGAAGAAGAAGAAGGCAATGGTACTGATGGGTCCATCTATTCTTGAAGGCTTGAACATGGTTGACGACCAGAGTAGATTCCAAATCTTCTTAAAGGTTCCGTACCCTCATCTCGGCGACAAGTACGTTGCTGCTAAATTGGAATACAGCCAGCAATGGTACAATTGGAAGACCTCAATCGCTGTCCTGCAAGGAGTAGGCCGCTCAATACGTACACCTGAGGATTGGGCGGTGACTCATCTACTTGATGGATGTTTCGCAGACCTAATGAAATCCGCAGGTGATCAATTCCCACCTGACTTCAAAGCGAGATTGCGAATAGAGTATAAATAACTCTATGAAACACCTTAAACTATACGAAGAATTTGATCTTGACAGATTCCTAGACAATCCAGAAAAGGAATTAGCTGATGACAATTCACCAGAGATCAATGTAGGAAATTACGTTGACTCATACCGAGGTAAAGGCCAAGTGCTTGATATCGATAGCGATTTTGCAAAAGTTGAATTACATAACTCAAAAGGCAATATTGTTAAAGTTCCAGTTTTTGCTCTAACTAAAATATCTCACGAAGACCTAACTTCAGCCAAGGTCGGAGATTCTCAAGCTGAACTTGCGGAGCTAGTGAGTCAGGCCAGACAGTACAATGATTACCTTGACTCAACTGAAGATTATGATAACGAAGATGAAGAGGATGGAGTTTACTCAGCAAGTCAGGTAAATTTCGATACCCTACTAGCATATATTCAAGATACAACGATCGATGTTATCTCTATTAAAAATAACGATAGTGCATACGATACCTATTCAGAATATCACGAACTGATTAATTTAGTCGGCTCAATCGCTGGAGCAATTCAGAGAGCAAGACCGGACTTAATGGATGAAGTTGATGCAGCACTAGACAATTTCCCAGGATAATGAGACTTAAACGATTTACACAATTCGTTAATGAAAATACTGATGATGCTGAAGAATTAGCAGCATTAGGTTTTAATTCAAAGATTGACACGGATGAAATTCAAGGATTAATGGCCGAATACAACCCAGAGGAGAAGACCGACACGACATTAGGTTTCGATTTGGGATTTGATATGACAGCTGATGATTTAGGACTTGATCCAGAAAGAGCAGAGGCTGCTGAATTAGATAGCGTGTTCCTTGTTCAGTACTATGTTGATTTCGACTTTGAGACAATGAAATCTAAAGTACAAGTGGCAGTCTTAAATTCTGGGATTGATTTTGACGGTGCAGGTAATGCGTATGAAGTTGATTTTAAACTGGATTCAGAAAATCACGATTCTCAAGGAATCGCTGATGAGTTAACTCAGATTTTGCAGCGAATTGAATACGAAGGCATGTTTGTAGACATGGCAGTCGATATAGTAAATGACATAATCGATAGACGTCTTGGAGAAGTATCAGAAAAGAAGAAACTTAAATGGCATGATTCTGATGAGCCTAACACAAAAGGAAAATTCATAATTGAGAACTTATCTGATGAAGAAGCTGCAGAACTAAGAGCAATGGGTTTTGGTGGAGTTGACACTGATGCAATCGCAGAACTAGTCAATGGAGCAACTGCAGAAGATCAAATCGTTATTGTTTCAGGCCAGTTCAATCAATCTATAGATGATTACGGAATAGATTCATCCGAATATCCGGATATAGAAAGAGACGTATGGACTGATTTTGAAGTCAGAATAAACTTTATCGATGAAACTGTTAAGTCGTCAGTTAGTGTCGCACAAAAAGATATCGGACTTTACGAAGATGCTGAACTTGAAGACTATGAATGGTCTGACCTATTCCAAAATGGAGATCCAGTTTCAATGAAGTCTAATGAGATAGCTGAAGATATTGAACTCTTTATGAGTGCCGTAACTGGTTTCGAAGACTCGCTTGGAATGTACGACAAAATTCAAGATCTTTTAAATAAGGCAATTGAGGAACAGTATCACAGATGGGATGACGAAGAAGATGATGAAGCTGATGAAGATGAAATTTCAGAAAAGAAAAAACTTAAATGGCACGATTCTGATGCACCTGATGCAAATGGAAAATTCAGAGACCTTGGAGTTAATAAATTAGCGGATTGGTTAATCAGAACAAGAGGTGGTAACATGCAAAAGATTACTGGATCGCTAAATCAACAAATTAATTTTAACAAGCGAAAAAATCCAAGTTATGCCAAGAAAATGGAGTCGACTCGGGAAGCAGTTAAAAGAAAATTAGCAAAAAGAAAAGAATAAATAAAACCAATTAGAAATATTGTAGTATATTATTAACATGAAAACATTATCCTTACATTCACTTTGTTTACGTTCGTTGAGATTAAGTCTCGATGTGTCTAGGCCGTGATGTAAGATAAGAAAACTTCTACTGAAAAGGCTTAGACTAACGTTTAAGCCTTTTTTGTTTTTGGTCAGTTTGGTCGTGGAGGCCGTCAGGTCTGCAAAATCTGAGGAGTTGGTTCGATTCCAACATTGACCTCAAAAACTGGAAGAGTAATTCAGCTGGCGCTGGACCTAGTCTTGAAAACTAGTGGTACCTTCGGGTATGGGGATCGATACCTCACTCTTCCGCTCGTTCTTTTACATGGTAGACGTAGCTCAGTTGGTTAGAGCGCCTGATTGTGGTTCAGGAGGTCGTCGGTTCGATCCCGATCGTTTACCCCAACTGCCTCTGTGGGTAAACTGGTAAAGCCGCTTGACTTAGGATCAAGAGATTTTGTGGGTTCGAATCCCACCAGAGGTACAAAAATGCTCCCGTGGTGAAACTGGTAAACACGCTCGGCTTAAGATCGAGTGCGCAATGCTTGTGGGTTCGAGTCCCACCGGGAGTACTAATGGAGAGTGAAGCAACAAGGTGTTGTCGCCGCCTGCTAAGCGAGCGGTTCCCGAAAGGGAATGGGGATCGAGACCTCCACTCTCCGCCATAGTCCAGTAGCTCAGTGGAATAGAGCAACCGCCTTCTAAGCGGTAGGTCGCAGGTTCGAGTCCTGCCTGGATTACAAATTATTTAGTACAATATAGCTATGGAAGAAATAACAAACGCAGAAAGAGAATTCATGTTCTATAAGATTGGAACAGCTGGATCGTTTCACACAGCCTTGATTCAGACAATTATGAAGGCTGATATTCGTAATCAGGCTAAGCTTGCACTAGGTTTTCCCGAAGATGTTCAAGTGGTTCAACGTTTTCAAAACGAAAGTGGCTACTGGGAAGGTCTGCAAGAGCGCTGGAAAGCTGCACATAACCGAAACTAATTAGTACCTGCCCCGGTAGTTCAATGGATCAGAACACACGGCTACGGACCGTGAGATGGGGGTTCGAATCCCTCCTGGGGTACTTAACTTAATCAACATGGCAAATTTAAAAAAGGGTAATATCATAGTCTTTTCTAGAAAGGACAAACCTAATGAAACTATAATTAAGGGCTCAAGCGATCCAATTAATGGAATGGTCACTACCGACAAGCAGGAATACTCAGTAGATTTCCTTAATCGATGGGTCCATTTTGGTTTCTGTAGAGTATTTAAACCTGCAGATCTGCCTTCAGAATACGTAGGGAAGTAGTCGAGTCGTATAAATAAACTTCAAATAGAATGATTAATTTTGAAGTTACTTAAATTTACACAATTCATAACTGAAGCCCGAATCTCTTCTCACGGAGAGGGTCGTATAGATCAACGAATCTATAATCTAGAGTCAATTAACTTACCTAAGCCAGCGAGACAATTTATTCGAGAAGCTGGATTTGAAATAAACGAAGTCTACTCTCAACTCATTGATGCTATTAAATCTGAATTTAAAAAGAGCCAAGACCATATTGAGAGAACTCAATTTCCATCAGGCCATAAAGCCCTACCAGTAGTTGCACCATTCTTAAAGATAGAGGGTACCTCTTATCCAGTAACAATGTCTGTAAAATCATTTAGTGGAGAGATTGAAAAAATTCACATCGGCGAGCGAGTTTTCGCCTATATTTCAGATGATGTTCTTACAACAATCAAGGTGCTCCCTCACAGAATGTCTCATAAAGATATTCAAATGGATTTGGAAAATCATCTTTCTAGAAAGGGTAAAACTGGATCAGTTACCGTATATGAATTACCAGAAGAGACAGTAAATAGCGTATTTGAACTTACAGAAGACGGTCAAGTAATCCCAGAAAGAAGAGCTGCCTATACTCCAGCAGTTATTAGCGGAGAACAACAATACTCAGTCGCAGCTGGTAGAAAAATTAAGGTGTTTATTCCATTCCTAAAAGAGTTCACTGAATGCACAATTGATGGTGTCCTAAACCGTGATTCTTTTAGAGAAGACCGATTCTTGAAATTGGGAATTATTTTACCGGATGGCAGAAAGATTGCCAAAACTCTAAATCCTGGAGATACAGTCGAGCTCCCAATTGGAGAAAATGGGGACTGGGTAAAGACAAAAATCGCAGATTCACTTTACGTATACGATAAGAGAACTGCTGAACCTATTTCACTTAAAGCAATCGCTTAATCTTCTCGAGAAACTTTCTAAATTTTCTGAGTTAAATATTACTGGAACATAGAGCCTCGCTCTGTTCGTCTAGGGTTTACGAGCCCTTGAGTAATCGCGAAAGGTTACAAATAGATGAGCAAAAAATAACATAACTACTATGTACCAACAAACAATCACAACTGGTGGTTCAACTGCAGTATTTAATACTTTCAGCAGCCAACCCCAACCTACTGCCCACATAACAAAGGGCAGGGGAAGACTAAAGACCTACGGTCAGTCAGTCTATCTAAAAGACAGTTCACATTTTGAAATTGAACTGCACAATCCAAAAACAACACCAGTTCTTGCAAAAATCTGGATAAATGGGAAACTGTTATCGAATGCAGGAATTATCGTGAAACCAGGCCAGAGAGTCTATCTTGAAAGATTTATGGATGTTGCTAAAAAATTCAAGTTTGAAACTTACGACGTTGATACGTCAACTGGAACTGTTCGAGCAATCGCCGATAACGGCAAGGTCGAAGTACAGTTCTATGATGAATCGTCTTATCAGCTAAACGGCAATTCAGGTACGAATATTTGGCAACAGCCATTTACGTACACGACTCACCAGTGGCCAGGTCATACGCTAACTTCTAATATTGGAGGTTCAGCTAATGCATTTTACTGCGCAAGTTCGCTAGGTCCACAAGGTTCAAACGGCCCTCAAGGTCCAGCCGGAATACCGGGGTCGATGGAAACGGGTCGAATTGAAAAGGGCGAAAGCTCTAGTCAAAACTTCGAATATGCAGACGGCCAATACAATTCATGGAGCTGTACAACCGTCAGGTGGCAGATTCTACCGGAAAGTAAAAAACCTGTTGAAATGGGAGAAATTCGCTCTTATTGCACAGGTTGCGGTACTCGCCACAAAAAATCAAGTTGGAAATTCTGCCCTAATTGCGGAACCTCCATAACTGAGTAACATTAGTCCTGAGCGGGGCTCTAAATGTTCCAGTTATACAGATAAATAAACTCAAATTATTCAAACAAATGCATAATAATAAAATTTTAAGTTTCGAAGAATTCGTTCAACAAGGAACAGGCGAAATGGGTCAGGAAATGGGCCACGAAATGGACCATACTGCTGAAATGCCACAGGGCGGAGAAGATCAAGCACTATTACCAGCACCAGCTGAAGAAGTAGAAGGCGGAGAAACTGAACACAACGTTCCAAACCACATGCAAGATGATTCAGAAGAAGGAACTTCTGACAATGAACCTAATATTGAAGTTGAAACATCAGCTAACGATATTGAAGCACACACCGACGAAAACGGCGGATTCTAAAAAACTTTTCTTGCTAATCAAATGAGCGGTAGAACTAGAAATAACCAAGATGTCGATACTATGATGAACGACATACTTGATGCGCTCGACGTAATCAAGGCCAAATTGCCAAATGGCGAACTTAAGATAATTCAAGAGAGAATGGAAGGTTTAGAATCTTCCCAAGAGGACATGCACGAAGATCTGAGACAGATCAAAAAGCAGCTGCTTGATCCTGAAGACGGTATTGTCGTTAGAGTAAATAAGAACACTGAATTTCGTAAAAGGAAGGAAGAGGAGGCTAGAATTTATCAAGTAATATTGGATGAACATAAGGAGCTTATGTCATGGAAATCTACTGTAACTAAAATACTATGGATTATAGTAACGGCAGTTGTCGGAATTGCAGTGGGTATGATTTTTAAGTCAAATTAACGATTCATCATTTTTTTTTTTTGAAGTCTCACTTTTGTGGGACTTTTTTTGTTTTTATTAGTATATTATAAGTAATAAACAAAAAATATACTTATGGCAACATTCGAAGTAGACGTAGACGTTTCTGATATCTTATCGGAATTATCATCTCGTGAAAAGCGAGAAATGTACGAAGATTTAAAAGAAGAACTTGAAGAGGACGATGTTTCAAAAAATCCTGAGGATCTATTTAACAGCGGCACCTCCTACATGGAACAGGAAATTGGAAAGGCTTTGGCTTGGATGTGGGAATACCGCAATATGCTGACGACCTCTCAAAGAAACCGAATCCTAGCAATCACAAAAGAAAACTTCGTTGAGCAATGAAATACTACACTAGTCTCTTAATCGTGGCTTTGTTGGTAACAAGCTGCGGTTATAACAAACCGGAACCAATTCGAATTGAAAAGTACAAGGTGGTACGTACCTTTAAAAAGACCCCAATATCAATTCACGATGAAATGTCTCCACGATATAGAGCAGTATTGACGAATGGAGATACGGTTGCATGCAGAGAACACTGCAAGGCTGGAGACACAATAACATTTGAATATTATGGGACTAGATAAAATAGACTACAAAGAAGACTTGTATGAGGCAGTGCTTATTAAGCAAGCATACGACTTCATGAGTTCAGGCAAAGAAAATATAATAGTCTTTTTTGAAGAGAATTGCAACGGCCCAATTTTCCAGGAAATGGTAAGATTAAATGGAGCAAAGAGCGTTATCAACGACTTAGTAGACACAATTAACAATTTAAACTCGTAAACATGAAAAATTTATTTTTATCGATGGTATGTGCAATTATCACCATCTCAGCAAGTGCACAAATGCCGATAATAACGGCAGAAAATTCAAAGACCGTATTTGTTGATAAACCTGGAAAATGGTTAATCTATCAAACTGGAGAAATTGTAGAATTACCTGAATCAGCGGATGCTCGCAAAATATTGGTAGAGTGCGCAGATCAAGGCTGTTTTGGCTGGGTTGTTGAAAACTTGGAAGGTCAACAGTGCTACGTAACGATTACTGACGAAGGTGTTAAATTTCGCCACTCAAGAAAACCTATCGCTTCAAAGAAGGCTGACGGTTTAACGACCTCAGTTAATTAAAAAAAAAATCCATTAATTATGGCCGCAAGAAGTAACCAACCTGGGGATATTATTGTCTGGATAGAAAATATTATTGCATCATGCACGCATCCCATGCAGGAAAGTGTTGCTAGAAAGTTAATTGATCTATTTGACAAAAAGCTCGAAAGAACAAAGTATCCAACCAGTTTAAGAATACTTATTTACCGTAACCTTAGAGATAAGATTGACGATAAAATGTACGACCGAATACAAAAAAATCTAGAAAACAATGCCGACTTTAATTAAAATACACCCAGACGGACGAGAAGAGTTCAAAGAACGAGGAGCTCGAGTTGAAGCAATCGCATGGAACGAAGATCGTACCTACAAAGAGGTAGTTGACTCAATTCCAGTAGTTGGATGCTCTCTCCTAGTTGGATCAGTTACTGCCAGATCCTATTCAGCTCAAGACTATTGGTTGACTACTGTAGTAACTGAAATTCTAGAAGAGCGCAAAGACTCGGACGGCAGGTTTGAGTTTGTAAAATTTAAAACAGAAAATTCAGTATATGAGCTCAGAGGATAAAACCGTCCAGGACATTACTCACGGAATAGTTGCAGTAAGACGAGACGATAAAAAGAATGAAATGTACGTTCTGCATTTTTGTGGGTTCTTTGAAGAGCCTAGCGCTGCAGACTACGACCACCTACGAAAAGAATTAGAAGAGGATCCTGAATTTGGATTAACTGATCAGGAATTTGAATTAATCGCAGCGACTCCTCAAATGCTGGAGTACGTCAAAAATGATGCAAATCAAGGTAACTAATGAAGGTAATTTTTTTAGACCATGATGGAGTTATTTGCCTAGCTACTGAATGGGGAAGTCGATTTAAGAAGACTAAAAGGTCTAAGACTGCGATGCAAATTAATACTAAAGACAATCCAGTTGAGTTTAGATTTGACAACTTTAATCAGAAAGCAGTTTCAATACTTAACGATATTATAAAGCAGACTGATGCTGAAATTGTAGTAAGTTCAGATTGGACACGTTGGGCGACCGTTGAAGAAATGGGCGAGTATTATGAATCAAAGGGCATCTGTAAAAAGCCGATCGCATTTACCCCAGACCTAAAGGACTGTACTGTGCATGGAAGTATTTTTATCTGGTCACCGGATTGGGATCTTGAACAAGTAAGATCTATTGAAATTAAGCAGTACTTACACGATCATCCTGAAATAACTCATTGGGTTGCAATTGACGACTTAAACATGGGTAAAAGCGGCGAGAGTTGGAAAGATGTGTGGGCCTTAGATAATTTCGTACTTACACCAAAGCGAATGGAAGGCATTAAGCAGTCTGGAATAAAGGATAAAATCTTAAAATTTTTAAAGGATTAAGAGTACAATATAAAAAACAAATACTATGTCAGAAAACACAAATGCCGAACTTGGATTAATCCAAACAATAGCTAGAACTGGTGCAATCGAAACAGTTCAAGCCCTAGCACTTGCTCAACAAATGGGAATGGTCAATTCACAAGAAGAATTAACTGAATTAATTGCAGCAGGAATGGAGACGATCCTTGAAGAATACGTTCAACAAATAGAAAACCAATCTAAAATTATCCTAAATGAAGCTGGAAGTATTCGAGAAGGTAATAAACCAAATTAAAGAACAAGACGAAAAAATCAGTGCCCTGTACAAAATGGGAGTTGATTTAATCGAGTTTAGCGATTCATATTCGTCATTACGGTCTCTACTGCTTAGAGCCTATTATGGAGAAGAAGGCGAAGACTGGATTTCGTGGTTTCTTTATGAAAGAGACAGTTCAGTAGGAGCCGATCCTAATCAAGCATGGGACAAAGATGGAACACCTATTTGTTACGATATTCCAAGTTTATGGAAATGTGTTGAGGAGAGTCGATGTTCAACTGATTTTGTTGAATATGAGCTTCCTAAATCAAGAGCGACCGCTGATGATTTGTTAAATCATATAGTAAACGGACTAGGTTAATAAATTAGTAGTATAATAATCTTATGAAAACACACAATTCAGATAGAGTCGGTGCTATTAAACATAGAGCTAAGCGCATTTTTCAAAGAGTCGGTATTAAAATGACCCGATTATTTAATCCACTTGATGTAATAAGAGCTGAAGAAAATTCATCGGATCGAGATGCCTCAATTCTTTTTAGAAAGATGATTTTACAAAAGGACAGCGAATTACTAATAAGTCCAATTAGCAACCGATACTTTGTAAAAAATGATGCAAATAACATCCTATTAATCTTAGAAGAATACGAATTAGTTATTATTAATCATGTATTTGGATACAACATTAAACTTTCACAAAAGGCTTACCGTCAATTATACACAGCTTTCGTAAATGAAGTGGAGGACCGTAGAAAGCAGATGGAAAGAACTTTTAGTAAAAATGTAAAGCACTCATTACAAACGTTAATTCAAAGATTAGATGACTAAATACACAAAACTATCACTACTTGGACTATCTCCAGTTATTACGATCATACTAATGGTTGCTATTGGAACTGTATTAGCTAGATCAAGAAACTCTAAAGAAGTTCCATTCGCGAGCTCTTCTAAAATTGACACAGTTTACGTTGAAAAGCGAGTTGAGGTTGAAGTAAAGCCTGACACCGTATATTTTATTAAACCTTGTAAAAAATCACATTGCGATACAGAATCAGTTAAACCCCCAAAAATAGACTCAATACAATAATGGAAGTAAAATTCGCAGATACATTCGGAGATAGCTTAAAGCGTCTCAGGTGGCATGAAAGTAAAATTTATAAATTCTACTCGTTTTTTCGGTACGATATCGGGCGTTTCGTTAAAAACGTTTGGCGTTTTAAAAAGGCACTAAACGGTCATTACTGGTGGGACCATCATGGCTCTCTACAGTTCATGGAGATTGCGTTAACTCACATAGCTGACAATCTTGAGAAGCGAGGTCTTGAAGTAGACGGGCCTAGGCTAAAGAAGGTTGCTAAGATGCGTAGAGCAGTTGAACTTATTAAGAATTACAATCAAGATAATTATATTGAAATGGCTGAGGCTGAACTGGGCGAAATTATTCATCATGAATGGGAGTTCGAAGCGGTTCCAGACAAACCTGGATATTCTCAATTAGTCGACAACGATACTCCAGAGGAAAAAGAGCACAATCGTAAAGTTTTCAATAGAGCACGTGAAATCGAAGATACTGAATGGTCTGAACTATGGGCCATCTTACAAGGGCAAAACCGAACTCAATTTACCATGTTTGCAGACAAGTCAACTGACAAAGATTCAGCTTGGGACAATTGGTTTGATGGATCAGGTATGAAAGGTTGGTGGGATTAACACTTAAAAAGAGTATAATAACTGTATATGGCAAAACAAAACAACAAAACCGGAAAAACTCCAATGCTCGATTCGTTCGGGAAAGATCTTACTCAATTAGCTATTGAGGGAAAGTTAGATCCAGTCGTTGGTAGGGAAAAAGAAATAAAGCGTTGCAGTCAAATACTCGCACGTAGAAAAAAGAACAATCCTCTCTTGATTGGAGAGCCTGGAGTTGGTAAAACTGCCATCGTCGAAGGTCTTGCAAAAATGATCATTGACAAAACTTGTCCACGAGTTCTATTCGATAAAAAGATCGTTACTCTTGAGCTTGCGAATTTAGTAGCAGGTACAAAGTACAGAGGTCAATTCGAAGAGCGAATGGAACAAATAATTGACGAAGTTCAACAAAATCCGCATGTTATCCTATTCATAGATGAGATTCATACCCTAATTGGAGCTGGCTCAGCTAGCGGATCATTGGATGCGGCGAATATCCTGAAACCTGCACTTTCTCGTGGACAGATTCAGTGTATTGGTGCAACAACGCTTGACGAATTTAGAGGATCTATTGAAAAAGATGGTGCCCTGAATCGTAGATTTCAGCAAGTGATGGTAGATCCATCTACGCCAGAACAAGCTCGCCAGATCATCCAGAATATACGCCAGAAGTACGAAGACCATCACTCAGTAAGATACACTGACGAAGCACTTGATGCTTGCGTTACCTACAGTGATCGATACTTACAGGACAGATTTCTACCGGATAAAGCGATTGACTTAATGGACGAAGCTGGCTCAGCAGTTCACATAAACGGAGTAGTTGTACCTGAAGAAATTAAGTCACTTGAGGTAAAATTAGTTGAGGTAAGCGAACGCAAACAAAAGGCAGTAGATGGACAACAGTACGAAGCGGCTGCTAAATTGAGAGACGAAGCACTTAAGGTAATGTCAGAAATTGACGAAGAAAAATCAAAATGGGAAGAATCATTAAAGGTGAATCGCCTAAATGTTTCAGAAGAAGATATCGCATCAGTAGTTGCCGCAATTACTGGAATTCCAATTACTAGACTCAAAGGTTCTGAGCTTGAAAGACTTGCTAATATGGCAAGCTGGTTAAAGGATCGAGTAATCGGTCAGCCTGAAGCAGTGGTCAAATTAACAAAAGCAATCCAGCGATCAAGAGCAGGGCTTAAGTCTAAAAATAGACCAATTGGGACTTTCATGTTCCTCGGCCCAACTGGTGTTGGTAAAACCGAATTGGCAAAGCAGCTTGCAAAATTCATGTTCGACTCAGAGGACTCGTTAATCAGAATAGACATGACTGAGTTTGGAGAAAAATTTACGTCGACTAAATTAATAGGAGCTCCTCCAGGATACGTTGGATACGATGAAGGTGGTCAGCTTACTGAGAGAGTTAAGCGTAAACCCTATTCAGTAGTTCTATTGGACGAGGTCGAAAAAGCTCATCCTGATATTTTTCACACTCTACTTCAAGTATTGGATGAAGGCCATTTAACTGATGGGCTTGGTCGTAAAATAGATTTTAAAAATACTGTGATTATTATGACTTCTAATTTGGGAGTTAAGGAATTGCAAGATTTTGGAGGAGGTATTGGATTCTCGTCAGCTGTTGATCAATTTGAAAAGCAGAAAGAGATCGCAGCAAGCGTTCTAAAGAAGGCTGTTAGTAAGCAGTTTGCACCAGAGTTTATCAATCGACTAGATGATATTATTATCTTCGAGACTCTTAAGAAAGAAGATATTACTAAGATCGTTGAAATTGAACTTTTAGACCTGTATGCTAGAGTTAAGGAAAATGGATACACTGTTGAGTTGACTAAACAGGCAAAAGAATTCTTAATTGAAAATGGCTATGACCCTAAATTTGGAGCTCGTCCACTAAAGAGAGTTATTCAAAATCACGTAGAAGATCTTATAGCAGAGGCCTTTATCGACGGAAAGATTAAAGATGGTGATAAATTGGTGATTACTCATAAAGCCAAAGAAGAAAACTTATCATTTAAGTAAACGTCTGCAGATAAATAATCAAAAATAACCATACATAATGGGAAGATTTGGTAAAAACAGAGTGCCTAATTTCATGAAAGGTAAAGAAGATGCAATTGGCGCTAATCCAAGAGTAGCTGATGAAAATTTGGATGAAATGCATCCAGTAGAAATAGTTTCATTGGGAGATCATGGAGACGACCATGCAATGATCGTTATTAGAAGTAAATCAGGTGAAGAGCTTGAGCTTAGATTCGACTATGACGGTAACGGCATGCTAACGGCAATGCACGGAGATCATGAGTACTCTATTCCAGTAGAACTTGAAGTTGTATCTGATGAAATTGACGAAAAACTTAAAGGTAAACAAAAGAACTTAGATAAGAATCGAAATGGAAAAATTGATTCAGGCGATTTTAAATTACTTAATAAGTCGAAAGAGGATACTGAAGGTAAAGCTTCTAACACATTTGAAAATTTCGTTAATGAGTGTTGGTCACCAATGACCGAAGGCTACAGCCCAGCAATGTCAGAAGAAGCACAGAATGCAGTTAAATCAGTATGCGAAGAAATTCTAATTAAAGAGGCTCAAATGTGCGATGAAGACGCAGATCCTAACCATACATACGAGAATTACTTAAATGAAGTTGGCTCGTACATGAGTAAGTGTATGATGGAAGCAGCGGCTGAGGTTGATGTGGAAGAGCCGATTAACGAAAGAGCTATTCAATATCCAAAGGCTGGAGGAAAATGGGTAACACCAGATGCGAGTAAATACGTAGTATATGTAGGAAAAACCCCATATAAAGTAACGGTGAAGTCTCCGATCTACAGCGGCCCTATCATTATTCAACACATAGACGGTCCAAAAGAAGGTTGGATGGGAAATTACTATACGGTAACTGATAGTAAAGGACAAACTAAAGACTTTGATGAAAGCGAAATTGCTGCACTTGTTAAAAAAGAAGGAAGTAATGTTATTGAACTAGGCGGAGCATTAGGCAAAGCTATTTTTACTAAAGCTTAAATTCATAATTAAATATAAAACTAAAGCTCGGAACATTCCGAGCTTTTTTATTTAGGTTAGGCCGTGAATAAATAATCAATATGGACAATCCACATAATAATAAAATGTCATCTGGTGAAATTACTGTACCAGCCAGTTCATTTCAACAAAGAACTGATATGAATATTCAACCTACTCCAGTAAATGTGGCTGTGGGTGGGCTTCCTCAGCACTGGTTGAATACAGCGCCGTATTCTAAGCGAGATATGACAACTAATTCGACTCCATCCAGAATCGGCTCAAATCCTAGAGTTTATAAAGTCCTACGATTTAACGAGTATATGGAATCTAATAAATAATAAAAAGTAACTACTATGAGTAACAAAATTTTAAACTTCGACGATTTTCATAAAGGGTCTAACTTAAGCGATCCCAAGAAACATGCAACGGCCTCAAAACCTGATCAAGTTAAGAAAGAAAAAACAATTGATCAAGTTAAGAGTGCTGATCTATCTCAAGTTAAGGTAACTGAGCCTGATTACACGAAAGTATCTAAAACTCCTATTCAAGAGAGCTCAGCTGATACTCAAGCACAGATCGATATAATTAATCAGACCAAAGCACTTAGGGACCAAGTCGCAGCTGCTGCAACTGATGCAGAAAAGATTCAGCTATTGACTAAAATCAAGCAGATTGAACAACAAGCTGAGCAGAAAGCAAAGGCTACTAAGACTGCATAAAATTACTTAACGAAATGACGTTAGACGAGTTAATATTAGACATCCAGGATGAATTAACGTTTGCAAAAGCGCTACCTTATTCTATTCCAGAACCAGAGATTAAACGTATCATCACTAATTCTGAGAGATATTTTTATGATAACTGGAAACATGCAGTTGAACCGCGATATTTACTGATTCCTCAAGAAGTTTTTACGTCTACTGGATTTAAGCAGCACAGAACGATTCAGTTACCTGAGTGCGTAGGTTTCGTTCATGATGTTAAGCAGCCCAATTCTTCAGGCTCAATGTTTGGAACAATGGATGCGGATTTTGCGGATAATAAGTTCATTGGGTCAGAGGTATTTTTAACACCATTCATTGGGGAATCTATTATGTACAGAACGATTATCTTCTCGTTTCTTGACCTAGTTAAAGGCTTTACCATTGACACTTTTGCATACGACTACAATAAGAATACTCGAAAACTAACAATACTCGGAAGAACCCCTAGACAAAACGGTATTGTTCTAACGATCGCTAAGAAAATCCCAGCTGATGATCTGTATAATGATGAATTGTTTCAAAGATACGTAAGAGCAAAGGCTAAATTGAGACTTGGTGATCTGTTAACGACATTCGATTATAATCTTCCAGGCGGAATCAAACCTAACTACACAAATCTAGTCACTAAAGCTGAAAATGAGCTTACTCAAGTACTTGAAATGATGAAAGGCGAAAATACTCCAGACTTCTTGTACTTTGCAAGATGGTAATTAAGACATGGCAACACAACCAGTAGGAAAAGACCTATACTTACGAGCACCAGGCGATCCAAACTACCAAGAAGGTATTTATGAATCAAATGACTCAATTGAAAATGCTCTTCAACAAATTAGAATGACGCTACTTACTAGAGCAGGTGAAGTTCTTGGGGAAGATATTGGATTCAATGCCGAAAAGTATCTTTTTGAATTTGAGCAATCAGACATTAGCGCTATGGAAAAGGAGGCAAACGATCAAATTAATGAATATGTTTTATTCAGTCGACCTTACTCAATTGCAGCTAATGCATTTAAAATGGACGATATATCTGATCCATATAAAGTAGGATTAGGCTTGGACATTAAGATAGACGGACAGTCTGCGTTTGCTACAATGTTTGACCTTTAAGCCAATCTTCTAATTTAATTAACGGGTTCCAATCAAGATACGATTTAGCGGCAGTGACGTCAGCTAAACTAATCTTCGGCTCTAATCTAAAACCTACATTTACCGTTTTTCCGCCAACCATTTCAGCGATTTGATTTACGCTGATATTTTCTCCACTTCCTATATTAATAATTCGGTGATACTTATCTGAAGCGTTAGCGAGCGCATTGTATGCTGGTGAGTGTAATGCAGCAATATTTGCTCTAACTACATCTGATACGTGAATAAAATCTCTTCGCTGTTCTCCGTCATTTGTGATTGGTAAAGGTTTGCCAGCCTTAGCTTTTTCTAAAAATATTGGAATGACTGAGCGGTATGAACTGTCAGGATTTGAATTTGGACCGTAAACATTGAAATATCTAAGGCACGTCGTTTTTATTCTGTAAATTGAAGAATATAATTTGCAATAATTTTCCCCAATCTGTTTAGTTAACGCATAGGTTGAAATTGGATCAAGCGGTACAGATTCATTAGTTGGAAATAACTCAGTGTTTCCGTATACTGCACTAGTTGAGCTAAACACTAATTCCGATACACCAGCGATTCGACACGCTTCAAGCACGTTTGAGGTTCCTATTACATTTACTAAATTATATAGAGTAGGTGATTCTAATGACTCCTGGACAGAAGTTAATGCGGCTAAATGGAATACGCATTCTGAACCTTTAATGATGGCGGCGATCTTCTTGGGATCCCCTGTAATATCGTAGACTCTTAGGTCAATCGCTAAGTTTTTAATGTTGCTTTTCTTACCGGTCGATAGATTATCGATTACGGTTACTCGGAACCCTTGCTCTACGAGTGATTTAACAAGGTGAGATCCGATAAATCCGGCCCCACCTATTACTGTTACTTTACGATTCATGTATACCTAAAATTAAAGTTGTCCTGGTGTTCCTACTTCAGATGAGGTTTCTCCACCAGCCGGTTCTTCTCCAGCTGGGGCAGCAGGCGCTCCACCAGCAGCAGCGGCTCCACCAGCAGCGGCGCCACCGTCAGCTTTAGCATCATTGTCTTGAGTTGCTTGGTAGCTTCGGTTTTTAGCAATATCCTCGTCACTTAATTTCAAGTATTCTTTAATTAAGTATTCGGTTGAGAAGTAAGGTTTAGCATCATCATTCACTACCGCTTTCATTGCATTAAGGGTAGCAAGACGTTTATTAAGTAATTCCTGAGTTTTAATCTCCTCGAATACATTATCATTGTGCCATAGCATACCTACTGCATTTGAGAAACGGTGATCCGTTTTTAAATCCTTAATATCTAAGCACATTTGCAAATACAGAGGTTTGGTGATTAACTCTTTGAAGGCTGATCTTAATCTCTTGATGAATTTATTGTAGCGAATCTCCTCTCTTGAAATACCTTCCGCATTCATAGTGTATGCACCTTGACCTTCTGACCAACGTGAATATGGAAGTTTAGAGTCAAGCTTTAGTTTATCTTGAAAGTATTTTAATAATTCAGAGCCTGATAAATTTGGGCCTGGATATTCAAGTGCTTCAATATCGATTTTCTCGCCTCTATCGTTTACTGGAAGAACGTAGTTTTTATAGAAAAGAATATTAGGTTTTCCATCAACCATTAATTCTCCAGAGCTACCATCGAATGTTATATCTTCTTTTAAGGTATTGGTAAACTCACGAACATCTTCTTTGGCTTTTTGCATTGATTTTGTTCCAACTGGTACGCTTGTTTTTAAACGAATTGGCGCATTCATTGTATGCCAAATAATCTTAGAGTGTTCAATTAAACGAAGTAGGTTAAATGAACGAAGTAGTCTCTCTACGAAACTAACTCGCTTGGTTCTAAATTCATTTGAATATGAAATGTAGATAATTTGTGAATCAGTTAAGGTACGATTCATCTTATTAATGGGATCACGTTGAGACCATTGCAGATAAATTTTTCCGCCTGAATCTTTTTTTACTTCAGGATAAAGAGTAGATGGATCTAATTCCTTAAATCCAATAATATCTTTTGGATTTGAGATATTGTCGTAAATGATTTCAAATGCCAAGTGACCTTCAATTAACCATTGGTAAAAGTACTGCCATGCTGAAATTCCTCTGTCGAAACTCCATGCACTATAGATCTTTGCAAAATTTTCTTGGTACTTCTCAATTACTTTTTCTTGATAGTTAAGACGTTGGTCTTTATTCTTTCCTCGGTAATTAATTTCTCCAACTAGGTCATTTGGATAACAGAATCGATTATCTTCATCGTATACAATTGCATCATCTGCAATAGTTTCAATAACGAATTCAATTTCGCCATTTGATGCAAGATCCCTAAGTCTCTCTCTTTTCTGAACATAGTCTAATTGAAAGAACGCGATTGACTTGTTCTTTAATGAGGATGTCGTATCGGATAGAGCAAGAGTAGCCTTCATCAGATCATCTCCCATTGCGTTGTTGAAACCCGTTAACTGACCTTCAATGTAACCTATCGCTTGTGAGTTCTTCACAAGAAGGTCATCGTATTTCATACCAAATCGACTTAGTGCGGTTAAGCTTGATCTAAGCCCTTTCATTGGGTTACTGTCTAAAAATCCTGCCATTTAATTGTTTATTTTATTTCAAATAGAGAGAAACTTGATCTAGCCGATATTGTCCTGTCAGTTGAATAGTTCGCTAAGTGTAAGTTAGGAACAGTATCCCAGTCGATAAGGGTTAAGTTTCGCATCTTTTCTCTATTGTATTTATTCACCAGAAGATTGAATTTAATGTCCGGCATTCCAAGTAGGGTCTTTATAAATGTCGTATCGACCGTAAAAAATGGAGCAACTGCTCGTTCCCTGATTCGTTTATTAAATTCCATTAGGTTGCCGTCTTCAAAACAGTTAGCTAATGGAGTACTCATTTTATTTAAGTATGTCCGAATAAACCGTTTTCTTAGAGGTTGGGACATTAATTTAACATTTAGGCCCAATCCATCAGGGCTTAATGCTAGAAATATGGGGCGGTTATCATAATACGGCTTCTTTACTCGATATTTTGCAGCAAGGGCCACATCTTTTACGGAAGGATATTTAAGTAATTCGTATTCGTCCCAAGTTGGAACCTGATCTGGCCCAATTGGTTCAAGTTCAGTATGAGTATAAAAATGACCAGGAATCAGAATAGTACGGTCTCCACCACGAGTCATATTTATGAATACGTGATTTGGGTTTGGACTAAAGTCCGGGTCTGTTCCGTTTTGATAAAAGTCTTGTATAGTTTCTAATTGCGTCATTTATATCTTTTATATTGATTTGAACAGAAAGTTTTCGGTTATTATCCCAAATTTTAAACCTCTTACTGAAGCGAACTCTTTAGCTGCTTCAAATTTTGCCTGATTTACAATGTATTGCTTGGCTGCATATACATAACTTGCAGTTTGCTTGTCAGTCATTCTTGCTGGGGCAGTAGGTGGTTTGGTATACTTGTCAGGCTTTACCTCAATTAACCAAGACTGCTCCTTTCCTGAGCTATCTTTGGTTACGATATAAAAATCAACATAATATGTGTGTCCGCGTTTATCAAGAGGAGAATAGTAAGGAATTCCTACTGGTTCGCTTGAGTATTTAATAACAGTCGGGCTGTGATCACACCATTTTAGGAATTTGAATTCCCAGCTTGATCTGAATATTATTTGCGAAGTATCGCCAACGTACTTCTCAGGGAACGCTGGTTTAAAGTATCCCTGACGGATTGTTCCAGCTCGCGGTTTTAAGAAAGTCTTGATGCTCTTCTGCTCTTTCGGTTTCATATAGTTATTTATAGGTACGCCATGTCAAACACGGAATCGCTAAAATAACTATTGATCCATTCATTAAAGCTTTCAATTGAAGTATTTGAATTTCTGTCATGCATGTAACAGAAAAGGTCATTAATATCTTTGACTTTTTGTAGAGCCATCATATCTTCAGTAGAACTAAATTTTCTCTTTAGGTCACCGATTGCTTTATTCCACAAAAACACAGAGTATCCTTGCTGGATAAAATTCATCATTTGAGTCTTGCCTGCCTTATCTCGGTCAAATATAACTTGAGTAGCACCCTTTGACCCTAGATTAGAGAAAATACTTCTGGCTTTAGATGCACCAGAGGTTGCAATCGCGTTAGTTATGAACATTGAATCGAATTGACCCTCAGTCATTCTGATTGGCTTGCTGAAGTCAACGTTCAAGATATTGAAGTAGTTATTAAGAAAGTTCGCATCTTCCACCAGATCCTTCGAGAGTCCTATCTGAGAGAAGATATGAATAATATCGGAATATGACTTGATTATGTACTTACGTTCGGAATTTGGATCGAGACTTCTAATTGAGAATCCTAGTATTTTACCGGATCTTCTATCGAAATTAAAAATATAGACTTTATTATCGGATGAATCAGTATAGAGACAATCTCCGAAATCTTCAATTAAGTTGATCGCTCGGCCCTTTATGTACTGATACGCTCTAGATTCTTCTGAAACCATATCAAGTCTCTTTAACGAGAACCTATTGATTACTTCAGTTATTGTAACAAGACTTGATGTATCGGATGTTAAGAATCTAATTAATTGATTCTCTGTCTTTTTGGGTTTTGCAACTGGTGAGTATTCTGTATCTAGGATAAAGCTTGGAAGCATGATTCCATGTTCCTTACTCATTCTGGCAACAAATTCTCCCATGGTCATATATGCCATACAACCATCATTAAAACATTTATAAGCCCCAGTATCTAAATAGAGGTTACCACGCTTCTTTGAAACCTTCTTGTCCGAGTCTCCGCAAATTGGACACGCGAAATTTAGCTTACGGCCAGTCTCTCCATCAATTTTTTGTTTCTCAGGAACATCGTGGAATCTCTTACGTAATAAGGTTTCAATGAATGCGGTTATTTCCTCAATTCTCATCAGTTATAGTTACCTTCTTTACAGGTTTTGGTTTAGTTGCGTTTTTGTAAGCTTTGTCAAGATCGTATCCCATTTTGTAGTAATCCTTTCCGGTTTTAACAGCTTTTTCGTACTTGTCAGTTTGCAACCATGAACCACCAGACGGAGTATTGATTATTTCGCTCCAGCCATTCGATCTTAAGTATTCTTGCATCACTTCAACTGGAATTGCAAATGGATCTTCTACTTCAATTCCTAATTTCTTTGCTACTCGATCGCGATACTTAGTAAGTTCGTGTTTTGGAACGATTACTGTATTTAGGCCAAATTTAGAAATTGCTGAAATGTAAACTGGGAATAAATTCGCAGGTACCGGCTTGTCTGGATTACCAATGTATTCTTGGCAGCTTTCCGGAATTTCAGAATAGGCTAGAGTTTTTGAGTCAACTGCATACAGTGGGAAAGTTTCTTCGTTTGTGAATTCTTTGCTACGGCTTCTTGATTTAACAAGTTCAACTTTACGAACAAGGGCTGAAGTTAATTCCGGATAACCCATTGCAACTAATAATTTATTAATTGGCTCAATGATTAATCGGAAGAACTGTTGATCTCTATCCATAGGCACTGCGAATTCTTCTGGATAAGAGCCTGGAGCGTACGCAAAAATATCAAATTCATACTCATTCGGCGAAGCATAGTAAAATTTAATCTTTGAACCGCTTCGTATCAATGCATACTTTTGATTTTTGGTTTTCTTTATCACGTGATTGTGATATGCAGCAGCTCTACCGTAAATCGGCATTCCTTTCTCCATTACTAATGGATTTAGGCTCTTTAGGTAATCTTCGTAAACTCGAACTGAGAAGTTAAAAGCAATCTCATCGACCGTTAGCGAATTACACTCGTCTTTTAGAGCCTGTAATTTCGGAATCAAGTCTTCTTCAAGATCCAAGTTATACCCGATTCCTAAAAGATATGAATACAGCTTTTGTAAGTGCTGTCTTGCCCAAATTGGATAGGAAGCTTGAATTGCTTCAAGACCCTTAATGATTAATGATTCTTTATCAAGTAGTCGTTCGTGCTTATTATCTTTATATGATACGCTTAAGATGTATTTCTTCTTAGCGAGCCAGATTCCTGAACTAGAAAGATTTTCAAGCTCAAAATTTTGGCGATTGTCTGTGTTGAAATGAACTGCGTATTTCTCAAAAGCTTGTTCAAAATAATCCTTTAATCGGTTTCGGTTAATTGCCAAACAGAACTCAAGAGACTCTTTATTATCTAAGTCTAATCCTTCTACTGACTGAATTGCATAATCAAAACAGACATACACAGAGTCAGTATCTGTGTAAATTGCAGCTTCTTTTTCAATTTGAGAAACTTTTTTGTCTGAAATTCCTAAAATTTCATGAAGTTCAGTATCTAGGTGCCACTTGTGCTGAAAGTAGTGATTTACTGCCCGGATTGAGAATTTAATTAAATCTTGACCTTGTAGAGTAATAGATTTAGCTATTTCGTTATTATGAAAATAGAAATATCGGTTACCGAAGGCACCATAGAATGAGTTAATTAAGATTTTAATTGCATTCTGCTTTAAATCTAGTGATTTAATTTGCTGTTCTAACTGTTTTGACATATACGAGTATTGTACTTGTGAATATTCATTTGGGTTTAATTTACCAAATAAATAACTAAAAAGTTGAAAACATGGTAAACACTGATCGCTCTGTAATTAATAGAGCTTATCCATTTTTAAGCAATTTTCCATTTGATAAAGACTTTGATATTCAAATATCAACTTCTCCAGTCGCTGCTGTGATGTTCGATGACGATTTTGAAACAAGCAGATCATCAACTCCGTATGTTATCAATTTTAGACACACCGGATCTCCAATCAACGCAAGTATCTCAATTGTAAAGGATGAACTTATTTGGATCGGTGAAATTGCTGAATCCATCACAAAACTTGACAGGATAGCTAAGCGAATTGACCGAGGTATTAAAACCAAGGATCTTTTAGTAAAACGCGACATGTCTTTAGAAGCGGATGAATGGATGACTCTTGTTTCAGATCGCAAGAGCTCTCTTAGCCAGGAAACGTTTAACGAAGTGCTGGCAGGTCTAGTAGGAAATAGGTCAGTTAACCAAACTGTGACACTAATAAATAATTTGAATAAGCTTTACACTAAAACTGGTCTGGTTAAATTATCAAAGGCAGAATGTGACGTGATTTTCACGTTTCTTCATTTTAGACTGATTTATGCAAAGCTAATACTTGGCATTGTAATTGCCTCAAAAATATCAATCTAAATGGAACAATTGGATTCATTCATTGAGTATCTGTATACGGTAGAAGAGAACTTAACTCAACTAACGACAGATCAAGTAAAAAAGCTACAGTCAATTCAAACTAAAGTAAGTGAATTAGTTAATAAAATTCAAACGCCTCAACCGGCCCAGCCTCAAAGCCAACCCCAAGTTCAAGTACGATCAATGGAATTACAGTTAGCTGAAAATAAGGTTCAAAGCTTCTCAAACTACATGGAGTTAAAAGAAACAACTAAAGCAAAGAATGCTAGGTAAAAGACTCCATACATTTTCACAATTTATTCTAGAAAGAGGTGATTGGAATTACGCAAATCACTATGCTCAATACCTAAATAAGTTCACAGAAGATTCTGTTATATTGGATCTACTTAAAGACTTTGATAAACAGGTTAATGAATTGGAGGATACTTACTGGTATAATAGAGAAAGTCGAAATTTTAGAAACGACCATTATGCACTAGACATGAAAATCCACTCATACCCAGATGTACAGAAATGGGCAGCACTAAAAGGATATTCAGCTGAGGAAATTGAAGAAGATGAGTCGTCATTAGAATCAGCAATGTGGGATCAGTGGGGTAGATTCATGGAAGAGACTTACGAAGTTAATTCAGAAGACTATATGAATACGTATGACTGGTTAACTAAAGTTGGAGTAGGGGGCCAAAGCGGAGGCTGGCTATTACTAGCAATGGAGGACAGTCATTCTGACTTGGAAAGAATTCTAGAAGATAAATTCGATATGTACTTAGAAGAAGTAGCAGACGCAAATGCTGGATCAATTCAGTTACTAAAACAAATCATTGAAAATCCAGAAGAGACTGCTGAGCTCATTGAGTTTGGAATAATTGATGAAGAGACTGCTGCTAAAGCAGAGGAGATTATTGAAGCTCGAGATGAAGTTGAAAACTGGTTACGTGAAAAACTGAATGAATTGTATCAAATAGAAAGGGATCTTGATGCAATTAAAGATGATATTAATAGATTTAGACAGACTGCATTAGCTGATTTTTACGTATGGACCTCTGATTCAGAAGACTATTAATTAACGAATCTATTTAAGTCAAATTTGTGTTTTGACACAATGAATTTCTGACTCTTATAAATTTTCTCTCTAGCATGACCGTGCTTAACGATGTAGCCATTAAGATCGTCTATTAGATCGTAAATCGTTACCTTAACTTTCCCTTTTAATCCACGCATTCCCCTACCAATAGATTGACGTATTGTTACCTCAGATTTGTAACTCTCGGCCAAGATAATGTGATTAACGTTTTTTAAGTCAATTCCAGTAGAGAAAGTTCCGTATGATGCGACTAGTGTAACGCCAGGACCAGCTTCCATAATTCTTTGATATTCATCACGATCTGAGCTATCAACACCACCGTCTATGTAATAAACGTGCTCTCTCCATTCCTTAATCTTATCACAAATACGCTGGCCGTACTGATCCTTAACGTTTATGTATAGAATCAAAGTATTTCCTTCAAGTTTCTTAACGAATGCAGAAATGAAGTCAATTCTAGGTTCGTAAGAGACAATGAACGCTTTTTCAGAGTCGTACATCTCTTTACCGGACTTTCCTTCTTCTCGCAGAGCCATGTATTTCTCAACAAAAGGTTCAGTTTTAGGATATTCTAAGTAAACCATTTTAATATAGACATCAGGTGAGTAGTTATTCTCAATTAAGTGACTTGCGGATAGAGTCATACTTAATGGACCAAGAAATTCTTGAATTCTGAAGAAATCCGAATAGTCTTCTTCTATTTTAATTGTTCCGGAAAGTCCAAGTTTGTATTCGACATTAACTGACTGTATTAAAATATCCCGAACAGAGTTTCCTCTACTTGTGTGACACTCATCGATACAAACAATGCTAAATTCCTTGAAGAATTCAGGAGGTCTGTTAATTAGACTTTGGTAAGTTGAAATAACTATCTCAGATTCAGCAAATGCTTTGTCTGTGTACTTACTCTTTCCGCCGATCGTCATTACGTTAAAGCTCATCAGACCGGTATTGTAATCGTCTGTGAATTTTTCAGCAGTTTGACTAACTAGTCCAGCTCTAGGAACTACGATTAGGGCTTTTTTGCCATTTCCGGCGAGAATACCCTTTCTCTTAAGAAAGGCTAAATATAAAAAGAAAATAATTGTTTTACCAGCAGATGTTGCAAGTTCAAGAGAACAGAACTTGTATTTTAAGGCACGAAATACTGCCTCTAATTGATAGTCTCTAGCCTCAATGTTTGAACCATCCAGCATAACTGACGTAAACTTTGCAAGTTGATCCTTTGTGAAATTTAAGTTAAATAATTTCTCATAATCTTCGATATGAACCTCATACTCAAATTTCTTACTGAAATTAAATAGTTCTTTCCAAAGGCCGACTCCGATTTTGTGAGCGCCGGTTTCTTTATCGACTACAACAAAATGGTCGTATCCGTCCCATAACTTTCGTTTATATAGACGATTAAAAAGATAGCCTTTTTGCCTCTTTTTAAAATAGAATTGAAGATCTTTGAGTTCGCCCTTTGTGTCATGGCTTACAAGTACAAGAAATTGTCGATCGTTTGATAATTTAAAGGTTAACAAGCATTTAAAATATTTTTAATGCCCGTCTAGGAGCTTTTGTACGTCTAATCTGGTTTTAATACCAAATAGAACTGCGTCAATTGTTTTAATGGAATCTGAGTAAAAAGTTATCTGATTTTCAACCTGTTCGATCTTTTCTTTAAGCGAGGCGGTCTTTCCATCAACTATTGTATTCTTTTCATTAGCGCCATACCTCATTTGATGATTCTTTGATGCATCGATCCACTCTTCACCCTTCTTTTCACGGAAAGTCTTCTTAAGTTGAGTAAAGTGCTCAATAAGAGTGTGATTCTCCTCAAGCATTCTCTGCCTTAAGCTAAGAAATGTCACTTGAGCCTCAGGAATCTTACGAATGTGCTCGAGAAGTTTGATTCCTACATAGATTTCGCCAGAGAACGATTCTCGTTTCTCTCTAAAAACTTCAGCAATAGTTCTTTTTGGGGTAGTTTCTTCCATACCTATATTTTATCAAAAACTTGCAGTAAGTTTTAACTGATAAAGCAATAATATAGACTTTCGATTTGATAGAAGTCACTATTGAACTCTTGAATTATATTACTTGAGTAAATTGAATCCCCAAGTTCATGATGATCACCGTTTGTGTAGAAGACAGAGACGCCTCCATCGTAAAGGCATACAACTGAGTCTAATTTATAGTGCTGAATTGACCCTCTAACCATCTCCTTGAATTGCTCATGAGATACGTCAGAACCCTCATTAGTAACAAAGATACTAGGAAATGATCTCTTGATCCGGTGGCCGCTATTTTCTATTGAATTTAGTATTTGTAGCACATAAGGCAGCTTGCCATAGTCATCTAGGTCTTTTAGGACTTGATTGTACTGTTTTGAATTAGTAAAGTTATAAATTACGAAAGGTTTTTGCGCCTGCACACAGTCTCTAACCAATTGATAATGGTTTCCATCGTATTCTCTTGTTTTTCTTAGCGATCTGTTCATAATTTAGTATATTAGATAAAACTACTAGGTTATTTATCAGTAAAATACTCTATGGAAAATCATATTCATATTAACATATTCGACTTTGACGAAACTCTCTTTAGAGTGCCAGGTTACACATGCAAAGAAGCAAAGGGAATTACGCCCTACGACTGGTTTGACTCGCCTGAGTCTTTATCACCGGAGTTCAACATTCGAGCAATCTTAAATACTTGCGAGCAAACTCAAGCGCAACCAGACGTTCTTAGTTTTTTAATAACTCACCGAGTTAAAGCCTGTCAAGAAAGAGTTCTTGAAATACTTAGAGATAATGGCGGAATCTTATTCGATAAAACGTTCTTTCTTGGAAGAGAATCTGCTAAGGCTGAGGTTGCCCTTAAATTGATTAGAACTCACGAAGCTAATTCAATCACAATATTTGAAGATTCACTATGGGAAATCATTAAGTACACAGAAGCATTCTTGG